CCGGGTCCGTCAGGGACAGAGGCATCTTGTAGTTCTGGACGTTCTTCTTGGTGGTCTTGTCGGCATAGTAGGGCGAGATGCCTACGATAGCCTTCATAGGCGGAAGCTTCAGGAGCACCTTACCACCCTCAGCGCTGTTGAGGTAGACCGCCTTGCCGCCCATCTTGTTCTGCTGAACATCGGAAAACTTGATGGAGGAGGCGGAAAAGTCGGAAAGCTTGTTGATAGTAAGAGAGGCCATTGTGTGTCTGTTCTACTATACACTGTGGTCCAGCGTTTAACTGCCTTCAGGTGAGGCTCGAACTTTTTTCCCAGCCAAATGTAATGAGTGCCCTTAACCTGGCCTTTAAAAAAAGAGAAAAATTATCAAAAGATATACGGAATGCACCCGCTAATCAAAATACCAATGCGTTGTTTAAACAGTGGTCAGCGGCCAATGGAGAGTTACAAAAGGCTCTTCTGAATTATATACCCGACGCTGTACACAACGGAACTAACATAAAAAACAACACAGCTTTAAATGGAATTATAAATAGGTTGGCTCAAAACAACAAATATACAAAGTTTGTTGGGCCACTTATCACAAGGTTCAAAGGTTTGAAGACACGCTATCAAAACAGTTCAGCCACTACACCCAACTATTCGGGCTCTCTTAGCTCTATTCTCCAAGTCTTAACTAATAATGGTGTGAATGTGAGTGCGGCACGTGAAGTTGTTAATTCAAATGCAAATATGTCCACTAAATTTGAAGCAGTTAGTCAAGCACTCACAGCAGCACTGGCTGCGAAAAAGACCGCTAACGTAGCGAAGAATTCCTTGCTCGCTGCGGCGCGTGCTAATATAGAAGCAAAGCGGTTAGCCTCTGCGAACAAAAATAAGCAAATAGAAGCTAAAAATAAGGAAATACGAGGAAAAAATAGGTTCATTTTAAGATTACAGAATTCAATAAGGACAGCCAAGGCGGAGGCTTCTGTCGCGCGGGCGGAGGCGGCACGTGCCAGTGTAGCGGCGCAGCAGCATCGTAACAGCGCAGAGCTCGCAGAGGGTAGGGCACGAGGAGCAAATGCCGCGGTCAAAGAGGCACAGAACAGAGCTAAAGCTGCAAATGCAAAGGCGACGGCTGCGGTAGAAGCCAAGATAGCAGCAGAGGCTGCGGCACGGAATGCAAGTGCGGCGAACAAGACGAGACTGGAACGTGAGGCGGCAGCAGCACAAGCAGCAGCCACGGCGGCTTTAAAGGAGGCGCGAAATGCACATGCCGCAAACAAAGCGGCAGCGGCGGCAGCGTTAAATGAGGAAAAAAGAGCACGTGCCGCAAACAAAGCGGCGGCGAATGTGGCAGCAGCTGCTGCGCAGAAGTTACATGCGGCAGAAGCAACAAAAGCACGTGCCGTAGCACTGGCCGCAGTAGCACGTTCCATATCGGCACAGAGAAAGGCAAACAGAGTGACGGAAGCCGCTGCCAAAAATCTTGCAAACCGAAATGCCCAAGTAGCAGCTGCCAAAGCACAAGTAGAGGCCGAAGCTGCCAAGGTGACGGCGGCGGTAGAAGCCAAGACGGCGGCAGAAACTGCAGCACGGGCAGCACGGAATGCAAATGCTGAAAACAGGGCGGGCCTAATGCGAGCAGCTGCCACGGCGGCGCAGATTGCAAACAGGGCGCGGCAAGAAGCCAATGCCGCCAGGGAAGAACACGCTAGAGAAAAGGCGAAACTTGAAGCCCGGGCTACTGCAGCTAATGCTTCTGTGGCTGAAAAGGAGGCTGCTATAGCGGCTCTTAATGCTGAAAAAAAGGCTCTTCAGACTGAAAAAAATAGATTAGAGAACCTAAACAGGGCAAAGGTGTCACTACCAAAAGTAAATCAAGCAAGTCAAGTTGGAGCATCTTCAACCGCCATTAATAAGCTTCCTACTGGGCTTCCGCGAGCGCAGAGCCTAACAACCGAGGCCAACCGTCAGAACTGGAATAAATTTACAAGAAATGCAGGAAAATACATGCGTCAAACTGGACAGTGGAAGAGTGGTCAGTTTAATAAGAAAATTGCAAGAGGTATTAAAAATAACAGGAATAACCCTATTGCACAGGAAGTACTGAATGCCGAGTGGAACGTTCACAAGGCAAATAATCCTAATAAAATAAAGGCGGCACGTGCCAGATATACCGAGGCACAAAAGGCGTGGGAAACTAGCAAAAATAACATCACGAAACAGCAAGGATTTTATAATGCATATAAAACATTTAAATATATAAAAAATTATGCCAAAGATACCAGTCTAAATACAGTTATAAAGAGAGCAGCAGGTGCCGCGATCGGAAATTCACAATTCGAAACGAATAGCAAGAAGACCGTTACTAACGGGGTTATAAATAGTATTAAAAATACAAATATTAGAAATAGATTGAAAGAAATGATAAAGATTCGTGATTACAAAAAATTTCTAAGTAATAATACTATCAAAAAACGCGCCAATCTAAAACAGCAATATAATGATGCTGTAAAGTACCTAAGTAACAAAAATTTTAACTTTTCAACATTTGAGACAAAAATGAGAGTTCTTCAGAATGCTGCCCGTGCACCCGTACCAGCTCCCAGTCGTCCGGCTCCACCACCCCCGGCGGCAGCATATACAAAAACAAATAACAGAATTTATCATGTTACTGCACCCACTAATTTTGCAGGTATTGGTAGCGTTTGGACTAAAAATGGATATGGCTTTATAAAGGAACCACTTACCAACAAATATCGACCAATTATGAGCAGGGTGGCAACTAATGTGATATATCACCCTAATAAACAAAATAAAACTAAGGAGGTTAAGGTTAAAGCTTATCTAATTGGTAATGCCAACGCTAAACTTACAAATACATGGAACAACCTGAAACTTAATTCAACACCACTCCCGGCTCCAGCTCCAGCCAATATTAGGCTAGGACCAAATCGTCAAAGAGCAAACCCTAAACTAAAAACATATCTCTTGGAAAATCTAACTGGAGCAGGGAAGCGTGGACAGAGACGTGAAGTTTTGTGGTACAATTCTAAAAATTCGTCAAAAAGACCACTCGGTGTAACTAATCTATATAATAAAGGAAATCAATATGGATATTATGCTTGGGTAAAGGGTAAATTTAGACCACTCAAAGCTACTACAAAAAATACACTGAGAAATACATTGACAGCATCTATTAATATGAATAACAAAAAGGCATTCGGTCAAAAAGGTAGTAAAAGTATTCGGCCATTCTAAATAAAATAATTTTCTCGGCCTAAATTAAATGTTCCGTTTCCTGCTGGCCGTTGCCCTCTTCTTCATTATTGCCAACCCGGCCCTGTTCAAGCTGACCGGCAAGATGTTCGGCCGCATGATCGCCAGCCCAGAGGGTCTGCCCACACAGGCTGGTGTGCTCCTGCACGCCCTGGTCTTCGTGATCGCAGGCCGCCTCGTTGGCCGCTTCTCTCGCTACGCAGACGAGCCCGAGATGTACGAGGAGGAGGAGAAGTACGAGGAGGAGTACGCCGACGAGCCCGCCGAGATGTACGAGGATGAGTATGCCGAGGAGACCAGCGAGTACACCCTGACCCCAGGTGCCTATTAAAAAAAAGTAGACTATAAATAAAGATGGGTGGCCGCGCGTTCCTTACCTTTATCCTGTTCTTCCTGATTGCTAACCCACTCACCTACAAGGTGACCCGTAAGGTGTTTGGCGGAATCGCCAGCACAGACGGTATGCCTACCCAGGTGGGCGTGCTGCTGCATGCGTTTGTTTTCGTGATGCTTGCGGGTTTCCTGATGCGTCGTTACAGCCGCTATGTCCCAGGCACTCTCCACCCGGGCATGATTGGTGGCGGTTCTGCCTCAACCGGTGGATACATGGCATTGGCTCCCCACGGCCACAAGCAGAAGTAGAGCCGAGGGCATAGCCCTCGTGGAACGGAGAGAGGACCTTCGGTCCTCGACTCAGAACTCTTCATCGAATCGAACTGAATCACCCTCTTCAACCATACGTTTAGAATAATCACCGACGCGCTTTTCAAAAAAGTTGGTCTTCCCCTCCAGTGAGATGGTCTCCATCCAGGCAAAGGGGTTTTCGGCGCCCCATATGGGTGCCTCGCCGAGCTGCTTCATGAGCCGGTCACCAACATAGCGAATATATTGTTTCATTTGTTCGGCATCCATGCCTATAAGTCTGCATGGAAGCGCCTCCGTAATGAAGCTCTCCTCCGTCTCGACCGCCGTCTGGACAATTTTATGAATATCCTTGCTCGGGCACTTCTCTTGGAGGTGCTTGTATAGCGCCACTGCAAACTCGAGATGCGACCCCTCGTCTCTGCTGATGAGCTCGTTGCTGAAGCACAGCCCGGGAAGTATTCCACGCTTCTTCAGCCAAAAGATGGCGCAGAAACTTCCCGAAAAGAAGATGCCCTCGACGCACATGAATGCAATCAGGCGGCTCGCAAAGGGTGCATCGGACCCCATCCACGTCAGGGCCCAGTCAGCCTTGTCCTTGACAGCAGGGGACGTCTCGACTGCTCGGAAAAGCCTATCCTTCTCCGCCTTGTCCTGGACCAGCTTGTCAATCATGAGCGAGTACGTCTCGCCGTGGATAGCCTCGTTAAATCCCTGGTAGGCATAGAACGAGCGAGCCTCTGAAATCTGAACCTGGGACCCAAAATTTAGGTTGATGTTTTCCATGACGATACCGTCAGATGCGGCGAAGAATGCCAGAACCATCTTGATGAAGTGCTGCTCGTTATCATTTAGGGTTGCCCAATCATTGAGGTCCGCGCCGAGGTCAATCTCCTCAGCTGTCCAGAACGAGCCGACCGCCTTCTTATACAGTGCCCATAGGTCTGGGTACTGGATAGGAAATGTAGTGAAACGATTTATTGTCGGGACCAGGATAGGGTCCGCCATACTTTAAATTTAAGTTATACTTTTATCTGATGTTCATGGATGGCCACTTGTTGAAATTGTGGTACCGTGGCCCGTCGCTCGCCTGAAAAGCAGTCGATGGCCTGGGGTATGTAGGGGTCGTCGGCAGAAAAGGTGCACCATACCCAGATGATGTCGCCGGCGTGAGGTCGCTATTCATACGGGCCAGGCTCGCCTTGATGCGCTCAAGCTGTCCTGCGTCCATTACTCTTTTTGTTTATTTTTTTTAAGGTTCCAGTGGAGGTGGAGGTAGTTGCGGTCGTTCTGGGTCTAAAGCGGCTCTTAGCATTGACAAATTATTTTGAAGTTCATCGGTATTTGTATTTATAAGTCTTCCATATTGTGCTTTTATGGGGTCACCATTGGGCAATGCGTTAATCTCCGTCTTAAGTTTACCCCTATTTGCTAGTTCATTTTTTGCTCCTAAAGCGGCTCTTACAGCTGTGTAATCTACTGGTGCTGCCGGTGCTACTGGCGCTTCCGGGGCAGGTGCGCTTGGGAAGAATTTATCCTTTACAAGTGACCCAGTGAATATCAACACGCTCAAGCCAATCATGACGTACATGACGATTTCACCTGGGGCCACCTTGGGTGGTGGTGCTGGCTTGCCTGGCTTGGGTGCCGGCTTGAGCTTCTTCTGGCTCTTGAGCACTGCAAGTATAATGATTGACGCGAGCAGAAGGCCTGCCGAGCCGATTCTCGCGTAGCTAAGAGATTGGTCTGGCTTTCTGAACAGGGTGGCTGTCTTGGTGAGACCAGCGCTGGCATACCCCGCGGCGACACCGGCCGCAGCTGCCGCACGTCCCTTCAGAGTCAGTCCAGCCAGTGCGGTTTTTATAGCTGGTAGATTTTGGGCATTTTGAAGAGCTTGCGGTGCTGGGTTTAGTTCTCTAATTGCGACTTTAGCAGCCTCCAATCTCTGACCATTGACATTGTTTCCTACATAGGATGCTTCCAGTGCTTTAGTTACAGTTGGATACTTGTTAGCAAATGCCCCCTTGATAGCATCTTGCTTTTTGTAAGCCGCCCCGCTTAGGATAGCAACACCGCTGATGGCCAAGAGTACACCCATTGCAATGTCGCGCTTCTTCTGTACGGCCGGGTTGCGTTTCTTACCGTTCATACCCTTGTCGATAGCCAGACCCAGACCAGTCACACCCGACCCTGTAATCAACATGATACCACCCAGACTTGCCGTCTTTTCAACGTTTTCGGCTGTGAGGGCTGGTGCATCAAACTTCCAAAGTGGATTTCCACCTTCAGCTCTGTACTTGATACCCAGAGCCGCTGTGATGCCAGCAGTTATCAGGGCTACTGCAGCAAGGGCATATGTTGCCTTGCGACGCTCGTCTTGCTGCTTGGAATTGAGTTTTCTGAATTTAATTTGAGTATCAGCCCCAAGACCAACTGCTGAAATGGTTGTCATCAAGGCTGTCAGAAGAGACCCCCAGAATATTCCCTTTATAAATAGGTTCGGGGCTTCAGGGGTGAGTTTAGTTACTCCATAAAGCATGACAGCAATCGCGAGAGCACCAAGAGGCAACGCAATAGCGGCCGCCACCCCCGGTGACATCTTCGACTTGGTACCTGGTAGAGACACAGCAGGTGCGCTTGTCGGTGGGTTACGAGGGGGTACAGGACGGCCCGCCGGACCACCCGCCGCCTGCCAGGCTGCCTGCAAAGACGCCTGATTTGCTGCCTGCAAAGCAGTCCTGAGCTGGTCAATCGGAATTCCAGACTCTCTCGACAGCTGCTGGAGCTGGTAGTCAGTTATACCCACACCGCTCTGCGCATTTCCTGAAAAGATGCACTGGAGCAACTGGTCAGCCGTGAGATTCGCCGCAGAGCAGCTCTGCGAACCGGGTGCGAATGTGGTGGGTGTTGTGGGTGTTGTGGGTGTTGTGGGTGTTGTGGGTGTTGTGGGTGTGGTGGGTGTTGTGGGTGTTGTGGGTGTTGTGGGTGTTGTGGGTGTTGTGGGTGTTGTGGGTGTTGTGGGTGTTGTGGGTGTGTTCATAGGGAAACCAGCCTGAGTGCAAGCGTTTATTTGTGCTGCATTTATGCCTGGGACACAGGTGGTCGCAGATGGAATAAAGTTTGCAAGATTTCCAATTACATTTGTTAATCCCTGGATAGCTTGTGCTCTTCTTTCTTCACCTCGGTTGAAATAATATCCAGCAGTGACTACGTTGTCCCAGTCACCGGTGAATGCACCACCAGAGCCCTTGCCGGCGGCTGCGTTAGTCGCCCCGACACTTGTGTTTATATTTTTGAAAAGATAGTACGAGCCCGTACCGATGCCAGCGCCCGTGAGCAGGCCCGACAGGAGGCTGACGAAGACGCCCGGGTTGCCATACCCTGACGCCTTACCGATATTCGATATGATAAAGGCTGCCAGGAAGGCCCACACAATACCAAACACGATAGAAATCTTCACCGGATTTGATGGAGTTGGTGGCATTACTATATTCAGATAAAATAAATTTTCAATAATAAAGCATGGAGCGCCTCGTAAAGCGGATGAAGATGCATCGGGTCTCTGGGACAATCGTGCACCACTGTGCCCTGATGATAAAGCACCTGGAGCGCGAGGGGCACACAGGGAAGATAGTCAAGGGGTGGTGCATATACGGTCAGGAGGTGTGCACGCACTACTGGGTGGCTGATGAGACAGGAACTGTATATGACATTGGGTATCATCTGGGCTGTATGTACAACCCGGAACTGATGGCATATACACCTCGGTTGTGTGAAGTGGAGCCAGTCGGCCTCGAGTTTGCTGATGCGAACGAAACCGCACTCAAGGCGGAGCACGAGCGACAGTACGAGCTGTTTCAAGAGAACCGCGCGACATTCTGGCAAGAGTCACCGAGTGACGTCCGTAGTTTTAAATTAACTTAACAATTCTACGTATAGGGGCTGGGAGGCCCACTTTGAGGACGCTATACAGCATCTCGAATTGTGCGTTGGCGTTTTTGATTTCGATGCGTTCCAGATGCTTGAAGTCGGGCCGCTCGGTATGCAGCATGGTGATGAGTTTCATGGTATACTCTGGCTTGACATTGGCGAGGTTAACTCCCTCCAGGTTAACAACCGTAATTTCTTTTAAATTTTTTGCAACACAAAACCTCTCCAGGTCGGTGACGATAGGTCGGACTTGGGCGGCAATCTTGTTCGCACCTTCCAGTGTTTCCGGTTGGGACTTCATGTACTCTTTGGCGAGTACCTCGACATATAGGTACTTGCCATCAGGGTAAAACTTGAGGAAATTACACTGGGCCATACTAATTTATTTCTTTTTATTTTTAACTGGGGCTGGGCAGTTCAAAATAAGTAGCGCTCCCGGCAGGTATCGAACCTGCGACTTTGAGGTGCATGTGTCAAGATGCAAGCATCTTTCCTAACAGCCTCACACTCTACCAACTGAGTTACAGGAGCTGAGCGGCACTTTAAGGACTTACTTAGGTCCAGGCAGATGCCAGTGCTCTACGGCGGTGGCGGGATACCCATCCCAAGGTTCTAGGGAGGCTCGAACTCCCATTTCGAGATGGGCACCATCAAAGGGAACTACGTTCCCGTTTTCAGAGTCTCATGTACTGACCATTATACTATAGAACCGGGATTGTTCCAGGTGAGGCTTGAACTCACGACTTCTGGTACATAAGACCAACACTCTAACCAACTGAGTTACAGGAACTTGTACGAGAGTCGACGACTCTCAGTCTGACCTGCCGGAATCGAACCAGCGACCTAAGGATATCCGACTATCCCGCCTTAGAAACTTTGTTTCTACAGTCCTTCGCTCTACCAATTGAGCTAAGGTCAGATGGGGTCTCCCCCAATATATACTTTGACAAATTGTTTAATTGAAGAAAAGTTGGCGAACATTATTGTATTTAGTTCTACAAACTGGACATTTGTTGTTTGATGGTGATTTTGAGAGACATGGTCCACAGAATGTGTGGCCGCACGGGTCGAGAAACTTTTCAACTTCTGTTTCACAGCAGATTGGGCATGCCCGTATTTCCTCGTGCTTATTCATTCCTAGTACCTTTTTGAGTGCATTGCGCTTGCCGAGAATTATCCTTAGGGCAGTCATGTCCTCGGTCAGATTGACTTCAAGCTCGTACTTGTCCAGTAGGGCGGTGTACGCCTCCTTGAGAGATGTGTCCTCGAATGCCTCTGCGTTACGGCGTATCAGCTGAATGTTATCATACTTGCGAGCGATTTTCTGTTTGTAGATGTAGGCCTGTTTGCTGCACTCGCGGTATTCATCCTCGAGCCCTTTCGTCTCTTCGAGCAGATTGGTCCACTCCTCAGGCATCTCGTACTCGATGGGTTGATACTCGGCAAACTGAGGGTCGTCATCGGGGGGTTCCAGCGATGAATAGAGTTCACTCTCGAGTTCACCTTCTATGGGGGCAAAGAACGCCATTCTTAAAAATATAAAAATCTTTTTAAATAATAATATGACCGCGCTCGGCAATCTTCAGAAGGTTCTTATGTTGTCAGCCGCGACCACTTCTATAATCATTGGTCTTCAGGACCTCGGTCAGAAGAACCGTCGTCGGATGCCGCTCGTTCTGAGCAAGTCTCTGCTCCAGCTCATCATCGGTCTGTACCTGTTGTGGTTCTACATGACAGTGATGCACGGCCAATAAATTCTTTTCTTTTTTTTATTAATTTTCATAAAACCTTTGCTGGCATAAGAGAGTCCATCTATAATCTGGTCAATCATATCCCAGTCCTGTGTGTCGTGCAGGACTGCCCGGAGCACATCTATTAAAAATTCTTTTTTATTATTTACATTTTCATTTTCAACTAGATTCATCCCGTGTATGACAGTGTCCATGACCATGCGTGGTGTGTGCATGTGCAGGGCAACCGCCACATCCTGAATTTTTTTTTTATAAATTTCTTTCGAAGCAATCTCGAGCGCCTTGAACACATCACCACCTGACGTCTTCAGTGCATTCTCTGTTATGGCAATTTTCTCCATACTATAGTATATGGGGGCTGAAATAATATTCGGCGTTCTACTCGCCATCCTGTTTACGGTGATTGGCTCTGCGACAGTCTACCAGGCTGTCATGCTCAAAGACCCAGACTCCCAGAAGAGGCTTACGTCGCCACTGATACTCCAGCTGGTCATGGGCTGCTTGTACATCACAATCGGCGTTGCTGTTTTTGGTGCGACAATTCCGGTCGTACAGGGTAAGAATTATGCTCCTCCACAGATAAACAGTAGCTTTTATGTGAAATAAATGAAGCATCTCATCGGGCACGTGGAGGGTGTCCAAATCGAGACTATTTCGCAACTCCAGGAGATTATGGACCTGGTTGCGACAGAGTGCCACTTTACAGTTGTCGGCTCGTCATTTCACCAGTTTGAACCTGTAGGCGCGACTGGTGTTCTGGTACTGTCCGAGAGCCACTTCAGTGCGCACACATACCCAGAGGAATCCAATGTGTACATTGACGTGTTTTGTTGCGCGCCGTCGTTCGACCCCGAGCTGTGCAGCCGCGTCATCCTGAAGCACTTTGGGGCGACTCATGCATCATGGCAGGTGGTCCGACGGGGCAGCTAAGGATTATATTACACGTTAGAGTATGGAATCGAGTGACCGCCAGCGCAAGAAGGAATCTGCCCAGAAGCAGAAGAATTATTCAGTCTATTCTAAAAAGGCGGTTCGGCTAAAGCTTGGTGCTCTTCTTAATGAGGGGTCTAAGCAAAAAACTGTAAATAAGATTTGAGCCCTTGGTTGATTTCTTGGTAGCAGGGTTGTTTGGGTTCGCCGCCCTCTTGCGTGCGTTCAGATGTTTCTTCTGGGCATTCAGGATGGCGACGCGCCTTTTAGCATATGCGCGGTCAAATGCGTTGACCTGGTTGCGATGCTTTTTAAGGAGTTGCGCAATAGTCATATATATGCAGTCAACAATTGATTTTATGGGAGATGAGTCTGTCTGGCAGAGCATTGTTCCAGGTGTTGTTATTCGCCGTAGGCCAGGTGGGCGTCACATACCTCGCTGGCCTACCGCATATTTTATAGATTCGCACTGGACGGCCCAGAAGGCGGGCGAGCCAAACAGGTTCGACCCGTACGACCACTGTCAGAAGCCCGGGACGCACAAGTTTTGCCAGACGTTCTCTATGATGTATCTGCTGGACGAGCTGCCGGCTCACGGCACGTACCGGGAATATGACGCGTGCGCTCTTCGATTTATTCAGAAGGTGATTGAGCAGCTGCCCGAAAATCACCCTGGTTTTAATTACGACCTGAAGAAGAGCGCCTTCCTGGACACTTCTTCGGGCCGTAGCCCTTTTGGGTTTTCCCTTTCGCGTGCGTGACCCAAGTACTGCGTACTTGACGTTTAGTTGGAGAATGCGAGGCCGCCCATGCCGGACTGGATACGCAGGATGTTGTAGTTGATGGCGAACAGCTTCTGGACGCAGTTACCGCAGCCGTTGGGTGAGCCGGCGGTGGAGAAGGCCTGGGACTTCAGGTTGACAGACACCTGGGCGTTGTCAATGCGAGAGAAGTTGCACGTGCCGGTTGGCTGGTGCTCCTCGGGCTTCAGTGCGAAGCTGTACACGTAGATACCCGGGTAGGGGGTACCGGTGTGGTACTGCAGGGGCTGGTACAGGTTGAAGTACTTGCCAGCCTGGGCCGCGAAACGGTCCTGGCCGTTGAGCACAACCTTGAAGCTGTACAGAGGGCCGACCTCGAACTGGCCTGCGATGGGCTGGCCCTCCTCAATCCAGAAGACGTTGGAGGAGCCGGCAGCGGTGGAGGCTGCGGCGTTGGAGAACAGGTGGGGGCAGCCAGCCAGGTGGGGCAGCAGGTAGTTGGAGCTGGTCACGTAGGCCTGGATGTTGGAGGTCACGTTCACGTTGGCCGTGTTGGAGGAGAAGTTCCACATGCCGTTGTAGTTGGCGCCGGCGCTGATGGCCGTGGTGGTCAGAGCGTTCTGGTAGCACCAGATGAACTCCTTGATTGGGTGGTTGAAGGACAGGCGGATCAGGGACGGGCTGGTCTCGGATGAGGAACCGGCCGCGATGGAGTCACCGCCGGTGTGCTGCACCTGCTCAATCAGGTACTCGTGACCCTTCTGGGCGAAGCGGCGACGCTCCTCCGTGTCCAGGTACACGTAGTTGGCCCACACCTGAATCTGGTTGGCGCCGAAGTACAGGGAGTAGTAGTTGGTCAGGTCAAAGTCCATGCGCACCTCGTGGTACTGCAGGGCAATCAGGGGCAGGTACAGGCCTGGGTTGCGGTTGAAGAAGAACAGCAGGGGCAGGTACACGTAGCCGGGGTTCTGGGAGTTGCCGTTCATCGCACCGTTGCCGCTGGTGCCGTAGGCAGGGTTGGACATGGTTGCCAGCTTGCCATAGGCAATCTTGTCGGACTCACCCAGGAAGGTCTCCGCGTACAGGCGGAACCAGGTCTGGTAGTGCTTGTCAATGCGCTGGCCACCGATGGTCAGCTCAACGGCCGCCACGGCACGCTCAGCCACCCAGTTCAGGTCGCTGGTCAGGTTGGTGGACACCAGGTTGGCCTGAGCCGCCTGGGTCACGCCGGTCGCCGGCTGCAGCTGCAGCCACATGTCACCGACCAGGTCGCCGTTGCGGGCAATGGTCACGGACACACGGGCACCGTTGGCGGCGCTGCCGTTCACAGTCTGCAGGATAGCCTCCATCGCGAAGTTGGTGTGGCGCTTGTACACCGCCTGGAAGAAGGTCACCTTGGGCTGGCCCGTCAGATAGACGTCCTGAGCTCCGTACGCTACGAGTTGCATAAGTCCACCGGCCATGATTGCTTGGTACTCTTAGCCAAGAAAAAAATTCTGAACAGACACCCCACTTAGGACGCGCCCAAAAAAAAAATAAAAAAAATTAATTTATATAAATGTCTGCCATGAAGAAGAAGCCTGTTCAGGATATTCCCGAGGAGGAGGAGATTGACCTCGAGGAGGAGGATGAGGACGAGGAGGGTCAGGACGAGTTTGACATGGAGGATGGTATCGACCTGGTGGAGGCCCTGGGTCAGATGCTGTGCACTGAGGAGGGCGAGACGGTCGCGACCGCCCTGGCTAGCATCGCCACCAGCGCCGAGAAGATTGCTTCCCAGCTCGAGATGCACAACAAAATTCTTGTAAAGATTTTTGGTGCCCTGAAGCCACCAGTGGCAACTGGCATTCTCGCACCTGCCTGAAGGTCAAGCAGTTAAAAAATAATGCAAATATAGTAACAATGGACAAGGTGCACACAATCGAGCGTGAACAGACAACCGAAAAGACTAATGATATTCGGATGGAAATTCTACGCTCGGATGTGAGTCAGCTTGATCCGCCTAAAATGGAGGCGTTTGTCTTGCAGCTTGAGAAGAAACTAAGCCTCAACTGCAAGGGTGACAAGTTCTTGCCGCTCACCGGCGGCTTTCGCCAGTTTTTTCACGATACTGAGCTGGACGCGAACGGTATCCCAGTAAACCCCAATCTCGAGCACGCCGCCTCACAGAAGAATCGCTTCGTGGCGCTCTTTTCGGAGCTGTACCACCACGCAGGCGAGCTCAATATCCGCGAGCTCGCGACAAAAGATGTCAACGGTGACGAGTTTCAGTTTGGCCAACGTATTACCCGTCTCATCGAGACTGTAGATGATGCGTACGAAATGATATTTAGGTATGTTCGTATGTACGAACGCATAAACCATCCCACGTACGTGCCAATCCAGGGTGACATGGACCACTCCATTTTCCGCTGCAAGACCATCGGTCCTGACGAAAAGGATGAGAACACACCCTACCAGAAGCTGCTGCTGTACCTGCTCAACCAGTGCTACCTCCTCAAGATGCGCCGCTACGGCGACTACTGCTGCAAGCAAATCGAGACGGCCGACGGCCACCTGACCAAGGCCTGGAAGCCCGTCATGGAAATCAAGGATTTCGTATACCACTACACCCAGAAGGAGGACAAGTACGACATGTGGCGCAACATGACCAGCAAGGGTAGCGCGGTGGCTGACGTGGTCAAGCACCTGACCAACTGCAAGGACCTGCAGTTCCCGCCAATCAAGAAGAATCGCAACGTCTGGTCGTTCCGGAACGGCATCTTTGTCGGCAAGGAGTGGGAACCGACCCAAGGCAAGTACATCTGTACTTTCTACCAGTACGGCTCGACCGAGATTCAGACGCTCGACCCGACCATCGTCTCGTGCAAGTATTTTGACCAGGACTTTGTTACGTACGACCACATGGATGACTGGTACAATGTGCCGACACCCTTCATGCAGTCCGTGATGGACTACCAGAAGTTCTCTGAGGATGTCTGCCGCTGGATTTACGTCTTTTGCGGCCGGCTGTGCTATCAGGTGAACGACATGGACTGTTGGCAGGTTATCCCCTTCCTCAAGGGTATCGCGCAGTCCGGCAAGTCGACCATCATCACAAAAGTTTGCAAAAAGTTTTACGATTCACAGGATGTCAAGACTCTGTCGAACAATATCGAAAAGAAGTTTGGTCTGGAGAGCATCCTGGGTGGTTTCATGTTTATTAGTCCAGAGGTGAAGGGTGACTTGGCGCTCGAGCAGGCGGAGTTTCAGTCGTTGGTGTCCGGTGAGGACCTGAGCATCGCGCGCAAGTTCAAGACGGCACAGAGTCTGACGTGGGACGTGCCGGGCATCCTGGCTGGTAACGAGGTGCCCAACTGGCGTGACAACTCTGGGTCGATTCTGCGCCGCATCGTGACGTGGAACTTTGGCAAGCAGGTGCAGCAGGCGGACCCCACGCTCGAGGACAAGCTGGACACGGAGATTCCGGCGATTATGTGCAAGTGCATCAGGGCCTACCTCGAGTACTCTCAGAAATATCACGACAAGGATATCTGGACAGTGCTGCCGCCATATTTCAAGACGGTGCAGACTCAGGTGGCGATGGTGACCAACACGCTCCAGAACTATCTGGCGTCAGGCAAGCTCAAGTACGGGTCGGACATGATGGTGCCTCAGCAGCTGTTTGTGGCAGAGTTCAACAAGCATTGTCAAGAGAACAATCTGGGACGACCGCGCTTCAACCCGGATTTCTACGCCGGGCCGTTCAGCAGCCGCGAGCTCGAGGTGCGCCAGTTCACAGGCACATACAACGGCACAGCCTACGCAAACAAGCCCTTCCTCTTCGGGTGTGACCTCATCCGCGAGGCGGCCGCTTTTGATGACTACTAGACGACCCAAAGGGTCGGGGCCCTACGGTCCAGACTTAAATGTTAGTAATAAATAATATGAGCACTGGAAAGTTTCCTCGAGGACACGAGTACATATCGGCCATGGGCACAGAAGAGAGTTTTCGGCACACAGACGGCCAACTCATCACAGCCCTGTACAAGGCCAAGTACAACCCGGCCAACATGAAAAATATACGACTCGTCAACAACGTAGCTGAAATTGCTGGCTACAAACGCGTCGGTGAAAAGGCCATGGTGCGCTTTATCAAGAATAGAAAGTCACCAATTATTAGTCCTTCAGCAAATATTAATAATGTTACTCGTTGGATTCTTAAATTAAAGAGTCCTTTAGCGACCGTAAACATCTTCAAGTCTGGAGCTATCCAGATTGCGACGGCCGCACCCGTCGAACAGGTTGTGCGTTTTCTTGACCAGCACTATCTGCCGGGCTTTGCGCAGACACCTGTCGAACCAGTCAAAATTGATGGACAATTCTTTTTAAATTTTATTATAGACCTTGATGTGCTCGGGATGCTTCTCGCCAAGTATGTCCCTCTTAAAGACTATAGTTATATGAACGAGTCTGAGCTGCACCCGGGTGCCTTTCTGAAATACAAGGGTATCAAGTATCTCATTTACCAGAAGGGTCAGATTCTCTTCATGGGCACGGACCCCGATGTTATTCAGAAGGCTCCAATGATTTTTGCAGAATTGTTTGAGAAATATAAAATTCCGATAGTTCACAAGAATCGTAGCCCTATTCCTATGCGCCTGATGCGAGGTGGTGTGCTCCTGTCTCCTCAGAGGGCCAAGCAGAATAAGAAACAACAGGGTCGCGAGCGTTACCAGTTTGCTGTTACTTACACTGCCAAGAAGAATGGGTTCTATGTGCGCCCCGGGCCGAACGGCAAGCCCCGGTTCTACCCCAACCCCGAAAACAGCCGGGCCGCAGCCGTCCTGCGCATGAAGGTGCTGCGCGCTTATACCAACGCCGGTGTCAACATCCCAGCGAATGTGAAGAACCTGTTTAATTTGGAGGGGGTTGAGCTCAAGGAGAAGGTGGCGCCAAAGAATGCACCCACCTCGTTCAACGCTGTCAAGCCTGGGTTTTACGTCAAGCCGGGCAAGGGTGGTCTGCCCCAGTTTTACAAGATGCCCGAACACATCAACAAGGCTCGGGCGGGTATTATCGAAGCGTACCGCCGCGCCGGTAAAAACATCCCACAGACTGTCAAAAATCAATTCAAGATTGGCAATGTCGGCATGCAGCTGCCAGCTGGTCACCACATCAACAAGGTGGGGAATCGGTACAGAATCAATGGCGCCTTTGCTGACGAGTACACCGACGCGCAGCTGCTCGCCATCGCTCGAAACCTGAAGATTGCCCAAGCCTCCAGCGCTCTCAAGAAGGGCGCTGTCGTCCGGCTCATAGTGAACAAGCTCGGCGGCTCGCCAAATGGAGCGGCGCACGCAAACATCAATGGCGTGCCGCACACCCTGCTCATGAATGGGCGCGTCATGCGCGGCAAGCGGGCCAAGCAGTGGAAGCTGCTCACAGCCACCGAAAAGAATGCCATCGGTCAGAAGATTCTCTCGGCGACAAATTTCAAAGAGTGGAAAGAGAAGATAAAGAGGGACGACCAGTACGAGGTTCTTCTGTCACAGGTGTACGGCAGGAAAAAGACCCCTTCACCCCCGGCACCTGTCCAGCCTCCACCCCCGGTCGTCGTCCCGCCCCCGCCTTCTCCCAACAACAATTTTGGAAATCTTATTAATCTCGAGTTTTATATCAGTAACGCACTCGGGAACAAGTACGAGAACATGATACGCAACAGCAACGCGGCCAATCTGAAGAAACTCCTGAACGCACTGCCCAAAGGCGCGCGCGGCAAGCCTCTGCAGGCTGACGTGAACCGTGTCAAGATGGCATTCGTGAAGAACCTCAAGAGGACCCGCCAGCTCAATGACATCAAAAAGAAATATTACAACAAGATTGTTGTGCCGGCGAACATGCGCGCCATCCTTCGCGGTAACGTGAACCTCTACAAGAAACAAATGACAAATATCGCGACGAGACTGAACAACAAGGGTCGTTTCCCGAGCCAGGCGAATGTCAAGAAGGGTATAATTACATGGGTTCGCGCACAGTACCCACGGCGGCTCAAGCAGGCTGCACGCGAGGTTGAGAATATGGCGACTGGCGAGAAGCGTATGGTGTACCCATCGCCGCCATCGCCAAATCGTAAAACGCCCAGCGTACCACGTGTATCAGCGAAGCGCATATCGCCGCTGAAGGTGGCACGACGGGAGCCTGCATACAAGCGTCCACGTAAAGCCAAGGCCAAGTCGAGCAACTCGAACTCGAACTCGGCGCCTCGGCCAGTTCGCGGCCCGGCTGTCGGCCCTATAAAGAAACCACCACCAGGTGCTCGCTCAAGCAACAGCCCCCATTAAAGCCTGGCGAGCCTTGTACTGCATGTACAGGTATGCACCGCCACCAAGGACTGCGATAGCAATGGCTATGTAGACATACATCTTGATGCGGTTCCACAGAGCACCTGCCACGCCACCGACCGCCTTGCCCACCTTCTGAGCACCCTTCTTGACTACGTCACCAGTCTTTTTGGCGGTTGTGCGCACACCCGCCTTGGTTGCGCTGGCAGCACCAGCGGCGCGGGCAGCCATAGATGTTTTCAGCTTGAAAGTGCCGCCGGTGCCAGGGGCTGTGACAGCCTTTGCTGGCTTGATGTACACCTCATTGCGCGTACGATACTCTGTGCCGGAGTACTCACCGTCAAAAGGTGTTCCGGACACGGTAATCTTGTCAGACTTGGCAATAGACAGAGCCGGTGAGTACTTGATAGAAACCTTGGACGGGTCGCTCTCAAGTGGTCCCCAGCTGCTAATTTTGTATTCAGCCTTCTCAGCTTTCTTTGCTGCGAGGGCCGAGGCACCCATAGTGAGTGCACCGACGCCTGTGGCGGCCAAAGCCACCTTTGCGAGCGTACTGGGCTTGGCGATAGACTTTATATTGGACTTTGCTTTGGCGAAAAACTTCTTGACCATTATTACTATTATAACACTAAATTAATTTCATCAAGTCAAAGGTCTTGTGGAGCAGGTTGAACAGCTCGTTCCTGGAGGTCACCTTCGTGGGGTCGACAATCTCAAACTCTACGTGGTAGGTTGTATCCTCGTCACAGTCCTTGTCGTCCGGGTCGCCCTTCATGATGCTCATGTCGATGGACAGATTCTTGCGGACAAACGACCAGCGGTGCTTCGTCTTGCTCGAGGAAGCCTCGGTGTCATCGCCCCACTCGCACGGCTCCTCTGTGCTCACGCCGAGCCTGATGTCGAAAGGGCTGTCCTCGAGCGGAAAGTCAGCCTTGACCAGACTCTTCTTGACAATAGCCACCTGCTCGTCCGTCTTTTCGTTGATAGACACACGCTTGTTCGAACCCTTGGGGCCGTAGTAGACCGTCAGCTCGCTCTCGTTCACCTGCTCCCACCCTGTATACTTTTTTAGGCCGTGCATAAGCTTGTCGAACGTCTCCCGGCCGACATTCGTATCAAAGTTTTTGCCGGTACGCCCTAGCCGCCACTCAATCTCTACATTAGGACGTTCCTTGTAGAGATTGATTGGAGTTGACCATTCGGTGTACAGTGCGCTAATCATCTTAAAAGATAGTAGACACTCTTTTTTAAGAGAATGCGAGGCCTTCGCAACTGTGGAAACACTTGTTATTTCAACACTGCTATTCAGTGTCTGGCGCATGTTCCCCAACTTAGCAACCATCTTATGAAGAACAAGTACACGGGTGAGTGCCCTGTTACTAGGGAGTATCAGCTCCTGGTCCGGGAACTGTTCAACAAGTCTGAGTCTAGAGCAGCCTGTCCTCTTCCCCTCATTGGAGCGTTCAGGGGTAAATTTCTTCGGTTCGACAACCTGAATCAACATGATTCACAAGAGGTTATCCTGTGTCTGATTGACACATTTGAGGAGACTTTGGGAAAAGAATTTATAAAAAATATTTTTAATGGGGAGGAGACGACTGAGACGGTGTACCCCGGTGGCAAGTCGGTGTACCGGAACGATTTTGTGACTATGCTGTTCCATCTGTCGGGTGGGACAGTCGACCTCATGGACCTTGTAAAAAATAAAAATAATTTTCAAAAAATTTCAGGGTACAAGGATGACAGTGGGGTGGAGCATGCCGAGGCTGAGACCCGTACCACAGTGACCCGATGGCCAGAAATTATTTCATTTACTTTTGGGATGTACGGCCAGAAGACAGTTGTCCGGATCCCCCCAGAGTTTGAGGGTAAGCGTCTGTTTGCGGCGGTGGTCCACAGTGGGGGTGTCAATGGCGGGCACTACGCACTGGCTGTCAAGCGACACGACGTCTGGTACCTCAAGGATGACGAGTCGATTCAGAAGCTGAGCGAGCCGCCGATGAATGGCCATTTTTATATGGTCTGGTACAGATAGAGATGTACGAGATACTCGATGATTTGTACCTCGCTTCTTATAATGACCTCAAGTACAGCGGCCAGTTTGACAGTTCAACCTTTGCAGTCGTAAACTGTACAAAAAATTTAAAAATGTTAGGTCACGGCACGCGCATCGCTGTTGACGACGACAGGACACGCGAAAGCAACCTGATTCTGTACAACAGTTTACCCTTTGTGTGTCAGTGGATAAAGCAGCGTCTGGATAACGGTCAGCCGGTCGTGGTGCACTGTCACGCGGGTCAGCAGCGCAGTGCTGCAGTCATGGCAGCCTATCTGATGTGGAACAAGGGACTCGGTCTCGAGCAGTCTGTGTCGTACATCAAGCTGTGCAAGCCGGATGCCTTTTTATACAGTGTGAATTTCCAGGAGGCTCTTGAGAAGTGGTCTAAATAGTTATATTTGTAATTATTATGACTTCTCCTTCATCCCCTTCTCGGCGCAATCGCCCAGCGAACACACCTGCAGCGTCACGAAAGCGCAAGGCTAACAATAAAGAACTCGCGATACTTGCTGCGAGAAATGCGGCACAGAAGCGGGTACGAGCAGCCACTACCCAATGGCACATGATAAAGTCAAAAAAAGAAAACGAAAATTCAAATAATTATTATTTAAATATTTATAATCAAATGATGAGACAACTACACAGAAATATTTTAAAAGCGCAGCGGCGCGCAAAGGTGTCGACTGCTCAAGAATTTGAGAATGCTAAATTACTCGTGGCATTTAGAAATAAAGCTTTGAGATAAAATACAAACAAGAAATATGTTTAGTCATTACACGACGATGTTCTACGGTCTTGTAGCAATGGCCGGTCAGGGAACTTGGTTCTGCCCGGTGTTTACCAGTCTGATGGGTGTTTCGACAGTGGTGCAGTCCAAGGCGCGCGAAGAGTACCGTGGCAAGCAGGCGGTGACCAAGCTGATGTACGGGCTAGAATATCTGGCACTATGGAAGACAATATATAGTTGTATTCTGTGGCCCCAGTCGGTATGGACCGTGCCGTACATTTGTTCAGGACTGTACGCAGTCCGGACTTATCACAAGACGCGACAGGTTGGCATACCAGGCCGGGTCGCGTATATGGGGGTCCACGTGGCCGCCACCATCGGGTCACTGTGCCTACTGATGAATAAGCCTGACGGCCCAGAAAAACTTCTAGACTTAATGTAATATGCACGGACTATTGGTCCTGTACACGCTTATAGCCGCAATGTACGTATATGTCCTGATGTATAGACCGAACATGTCTTTTTATCGGCGTCGCTTCAAGATTCGTCCTGCGCCAGCTAAAGCGATTCGTCGTGCGGCAATAGGTGCTGGTGTAGGTTTGGCGGCGGCAGGTGGTTACCTGGCTTCAAAGCGGATTAGTGAGCGACGCGCCAAGGCACGGTCCGCCCCGCTTGCAGCACCTGTAGCTGCTCCAATTGTGACCCAGCCTGTAGCTGCACCGCCGCCACCACCAGCCCAGGCTCCGATGATGACACCAGCGACTGCTCCTGCTTCTGTTAGGGCACCAGAGGTTGCCCCGGCCATGACTCCATCAGCTGATTCACCTGAAGCTGAAGATGAAGAGGAGGAGGTTGGGAACAACACAGATTCAGGTTATATGGCCGAGTATCCCCCTCTGTTCTAAAACAAATTTCTAATAAGTGCAGTAAATACAAAGAGCATATAAAGAGACATTAAAATCTGGACCCTCTTAGACTTTATAGTCTTTGTAGACCCTGTTAGTGTAAAGATTGAAATATTCATAAAGAATATTTCGGTAAATCTATCCACTGGCTTTGACGAAAGTCCTACTATATCCCTATCGGTCGCCCAGCTATAAATAAAGAGTGAAAAGGCTAGATTAATCGCAATGAAAGTCGAGAAAAGTTTAGAAAATGTCTTCATTACAGTACACTAAGAAATTCGTTCAGCTGGATATTCTCTTTGATGTTGACGATGGTGCGGGCATACGTGCGGCGGTTGTTCGGGTACGTCTTGTCTGTCCGTAGCTTGACTGGGTACCAGCCCTTGGTCCCGTAGCCGCACTCGACAATCGCACCTGCGGCAGCGTCTTTGAGTGTGCTCGAGGGATACAGCGACGCCTCTTGGTACAGCTCACCCCTGTCTTGGACACAGAGGTCCCAGCCGTTGACAGGGTGCCAGTTCTGCAGCGAAAAGTCTATCGTGATTCGGTCGCGCGGCTTCCATTTGAACATGGTCTCGTGCGTGCCTATCCGGATGGGCTCGAGCACTGGCGTGAGCACGATGCCGTCAGTCTCGTACGGGAAGCTGTCCAGAGCCGGCAGGGCACCGATAGCCTCGAGTGGCAGCATCTTTTTGACCCGAACCTCTACAGGGTTCTTGGCCGACTTGATGATACCCTTGACCACTTTGGTCGCCTTTTCCAACCTCTCAGTCAGGGGCTCGCGCCGCAAGTCAGTCCCGTTCACCTGGACAGCGTCATAGACCATGTAGAGCGACTTGCCATCCTTGGCATCGACCAGCTCCCCATCCAGGATGGTCTGGCGCGGAATGGTGAGCGAGAGGTAGAACGCCTTGAACGCTCGGTCTGTGATGGCGCACACCTTGTTCCCGTCGGCAGATGTGAAGCATACCAGCATATACCTGGTGCCGTCCGTCTTTTCGCACACCATATACGGCTGTCTCTTGAGCAGCGGAAAGTGGCGTCGCTCTATGCTCACCGGCTGCGGCCCTGGGAACCGCTCAAGGTCATCCGATTCCCAGGACTGCTGAATATAAGTTTTCATTTCTTTTGTGTGTTCGGCCGTCAGAGGCTTCATCTTTTCTATTGTTCAACTTGTGTCTACTTGTTTAACTGAATACCGGAAGTCTCTAGGATGTTCCCTAGGCACTCGTACGTGTAGTGGCAGATGACGGTCGCACTCGTAAGGGCACCAATCTTGATGCCCAGCTTTTGGAGTGTCCCGAACATCTCCTCATCACTGACTGTAGGTAACTTCACTGGAATTTTGTCACCACGCAGCTTCTTGTCAATCGGCTTTGAGTCCATGGCCCATACGCGCGCGGACGTCTTGGTCACCTCGTACACGTCACCGTACAGCTTGCGGCCCACCTCCGTGTCAAAGTGCAGACCGCGCTGATTCTCACCCTCGGTCGAGCCAGCCAGAGTCTTTTTACGGAACATGTCCCAGTCGATTTGGTCCCGGACGCTCGGAAACACCATCAGCTGGACACCCTTGTCGAAAGGCTGAATAAGAGTACTGAGTGATTCGGTGTCCAGATTCGTCCCGTAGTCGAAGAATACGAGCCGGTCACCCGACTTGATGAGCTTGGGGATGGACGACTTGTCGTCGACGAAATTTACATTTATATGTTTTCCTTGCATCATGCACGCCCCATTCAGGTTCAGGAGTGAATGAAGCGTTGTTACGGCTATCGAGCGGTTGCGGCACATAAGAATTACATGTACGACGCTCATTGTTATAAGTTATATGTTAAACCTTAAGTTCCGCCTCGAGACGATTCTTGAGAACTCCAAAGAAACGGATGTTGCCGACGTGGCCTAGGACAGTCGTGACGTCAGCGTAAATCTTCCCACCCATCTGCTGCCAGCGCCGGCAGAAGGCATAGTCCTCTGACAGGTAGCGGCGGTTAACCGGGTCAATCATACAGTCGAATACGGCACAGTAATTCTCAAAGTCGCGGTTCTGGTGGTCGTTCAGGCAGTTGAGTTCGGGGTAATTCTCGAACATGCGCGTAAACACATCACGCTTGATGAGCATGAAGCCGGTCGGCCCGTCGAGCACCTCTGCAAACCCATCAACGACCGGGGTGTTCGGGTACTTGAAATTCATCACGAGCGAGCTCACAATCTTGTTTGGGTCGCGCGTGTCACCCGCCTTGATAGCCTCGTGCGCCTGGTTCCACATGATGGTCTTTTTGGGATAGGCGGCACATGATACGTCATGACCAGACTTGAGCAGTCGGATAACCGCCTCTGGGTCAAAGTGAATGTCGGCATCGATAAACATAAAGTGAGTACAGTCAGTCTTTTGGTAAAAACGGGCGACGGCTATGTTACGCGCGCGGTGGACAAGGGACTCGTTTTCGGTAGTATCCAACATCATCTGAATTCTATTCATTGCACATACACGCTGGAGCTTCAGCAGTGACTCGGCATAGTGCTGCAGGCACAGCCCACCGTAGCAGGGTGTGGACACCATCAGCTTAATCCCCTCCATTATCTCAAACTTGGCAGCAGTCCTTATTTGTTGAGTTCGGCTCTAACTATTGGCTCCAACTTTGCCAGAGTTGGCAAAGAGACGCCACAAATCTCGCAAATCTCCTTCTTGGACAGCTTGCCATTGAGCAGTACGAAGATGACTGCGCACGCCACCGCTTTTGGTGTCCGCCCCTGCAGCTTGACGCACGGCTCCAGTCTTTGGCAGGTGCTGAAGCACTTCATCTTGACGCGGCCCTTGTCCTCCACCTCGATGCTATTGAAGAAGCGCGTCACTAGGTCCTTGGGCATGGTCATGTGAACCTCCTCCGTGTCCGGGTTCTGCTCTTTGAACTTGTCGGTCGTCCGTGAAATGTCACGCTCTTGGATGCCGAAAGCGTCCGAAATCTCCTTGCTCGTCCGGTTCACACCCGCCTCTTTGCACGCCTGGAAGATACAGTTCGCCTTGATTCCAGCGCGCACCGCCCCGCGGCAGAGCACCGCCTCGACAAACTTCTTGTACTTGATTTTGGCAGCGTACATGATATTCTCCGGAAGGCCAAGGCGCACCCGGTTGATGTTCTCCATCTCTTGATAGGCCAGGTAGAGCGCGCGGTCCTGGTGCTTGTTCGATAAGAAAAAGTTCATCACAGACATACGGGTCTGCTTCTTGACTTGCATGTTGCACCCCAGATTCCAGGCGGCACTGAAGTGGTCCAGGTTGGTCGGCATGCCTACACGCGAGGGGTCAGAAACTTCACCGTCGTCACCCATGCCCCCGTTCCACTCTGGCTCGTCCGATATGTATGCATCGTCACACCGCCCGCAGCTTGGACAAACAGGGAGGTCCCCAGCGAGAGTGAAGCCGTTGAACTCGTCATAAACAAACTGCCGGTACTCTCCACACTCACACGTGCTGTGTGACTCGAATCTGCAGAGGGGGAACTCGAGCGGCTCAGGCTGCTGCCCTCGGAGCTGGTCGAACTGCTCCCAGGATACAGCGAGCACATCTGTCATTTGTTTGAAAGGCATGTCGCTCAGGCGTGTACTGCAAGGAACATCACTCGGTTTCTTCCCGCGCTTTACTAGGGTTTAAAAAAAATAGAGCACTGTTAATGGAGGCCGAGACTAGCACCTTTTCTTCCCTGTCTTCCAACTGGGTCTACCTGGCTATCGGCGCCCTGGCGCTCGTGCTGGGCTACTTTATCTACAAGCGCTACTTTGGTCCCAAGACTGGCGGTGCCGTCAGCTTCGCCTCCCCCCTGTCAGCCCCAGCCGCCGCTCCAGCCGCCCCAGCCGCTCCAGAGGCCGAGGTGGAGGAGTACGAGGAGGAGGATGATGAGAAGGAGGACTAGAGACAAGGTCATTGACCTTGGACCACCCCATACTTCACACACTTCTTGTAATCCCAGTAAATATCCTTCATAAATAGTTTGTCTAGAACGCTGCTCGGTATGTTTGTATATTTTTCATAAATTTTCTTAAAATTTTTCATAAATCGGTCGTAGTTGCCAACCTGCTCCTTCAGGTCGCTGTACTTTTCCCAACTTCCATCTGTGTTCACTTGATGAATGAGCACATATGAATGTTCATGCATACGGCGCTCGTCCCCGGCCAGCAGCATCATAGTGGCTGCCGACGCGCAGATGCCGTCAGCGACTGTCGTCACGTGACTCGGACACTTGCGGATATGGTCCATAGCACTGAGCCCTGCCCAGAGGTCACCGCCATTGCTGTGAATGTAAACTGTTATCTGGCTGTGCTCCTTGGCCAGCTGACGCAGCTTCATGTTAAACTCGAGCACAGTCACATCCGAAACCTCACAGTAGAAGAAAATCTCATTACCCTGAACCTTCACGAATGAGTCATCCTCTTCAGCCATACTTAGGTCTTGAGGGTCTTTTTTAGCTGACCCAACGGGTCATTCCCTTTCTTGTAGATGACCCTTCGGGTCAACATTTCAGCGCTTTTTTAGCTGACCCAACGGGTCATTCCCTTTCTTGTAGATGACCCTTCGGGTCAACATTTCAGCGCCTTTTTTAGCTGAGTCATAATTCGTGGTTTGATTTTGTTCACTATGGCCAGGTGGTTCAGAATGTCCAAGTCTTGACTGTCAAAGTTGTACTGTCGGAGCATGGTCGGGTCCCCATTCTGACAGTAGTCCCGTATCAGCATGAGACAGTCGACATCCAATTTCTTTTGAACAATATTTCTGAATTTCTTTTGGCGCATACACATATTCTGATACTTGGTCCACATGCTCCCTGGTCGCAGCTTCTCAGCATCGAGGCGGTGCCCTATCATCCGCGCCGGATACAGGATTGCGTGCAGATTGAAGAATGGCAAGAGGTGCCAGTTGCCATCATAGATGGTCTCGTCCAGTATACCAGCCAAGCTCAGGTGGTTAGCCACGTCAGCGTAAAAGTCCATGCTCTCCCCCGGCGCGTCTACATAGTTTTCTTGGACAACTCCCCACATGTATCCGTGCTCGCACAGCGACTCGCCTATGTTGTCATAGACCTCATCCTCTCCCCCCCGACACAACAATCCGTAAATGAAATTTTTAGGAGATTCGAAAACGTCTCTGTCACCCACACTGTCAAACGTCAGACTACTGATGAGCACGTGCAGGTTCCCACCACAGTGGACAGCCATCCGGTGCACCTTCTCCGGGTCGTCACAATACTTTTTTCCAATTGTTTTTAGTTCTTCAAGTGTGCGGTCCTCCCAGCGCACAAGCCGAAACTCGAAATCCTCCCGAATAGGTTCGGGTGAAATGATAACAGTCAGGGAACTGTTGAGCGGTCCCGTGAATTCGCGCGCGCCAATGAGTTCAGAGACTGTGTTCCAGTCGTCTATGAGAATGGGCAAGTTGGTAAATGCGGCGCGCTCCATAAAGGAGATGGTGGACTGTTTGCTCCGCAGCGTGTCATATGTGAGTTCTAAAAAATTTGTAAAATAGTTTCTGACACCGGTAGACTTACCTGACCCGGAGTTGCCCCATACGTTGACTATTGCGGGACCGGAACCAAGGGGGGACTCTGTGACGGGTTTTGTTTTGAGAAATCGGTCCATACATAATTATTACACTTGTATAATGTTTATCTAAACAAAGCAATACGACCTTCGTACCAAGAACATGTCGAAAATCTATCAAGTTCAATTTCATCAGCCATGTCTTGGTCATGTCTGGCTACAATTTCTTTAATTTTATGGAGTTGTTCCTTACGACCACGTTCCATAGCATACAGTTCAATAAGACGCTTGCACGTATTAGTAACCTTGCGCAAAGTTCTTTCTGGAATTTTACAGCCTGTATTTAATCTTTCATTCATTCTTTCGACAGCGACCAAGGGCACTCTTGAATCTGGAAGACTCAAGTCGAGATAATCTCCTACCCATTGTTTTGAACTTATAAAGTCGTCATCTTCCTTCTCTTTTTCCTGGCATGTTAGTTTTTCGACAATCTTAGAGACGAGGACAATGAGAGAGTTTGCTAAAAGACAGATATCCATTACATCAGACGCAGAATTTCCTGAAGGACAAGGTCGATCGGGGTGTTCTTGTTAGAGTTGAGCATGTAGGACTTGGTCAGCATATTCTTCGCCACACAGTGCATGTGCATATGACCCACGCTATGCAGCGGGTCGGGATGGAAGCAGTACGTCATGTCGCGACTGGTCGTATCGTCGTGCAGAGTCTCTAGGTTGCTCAGGAACTTGGCCCGTAGATTCGGTGTCTCGAGCAGAGGAACGTACTGACACGTAAGCTGATAAGCCAGCTCCTCCTTGAAGCTCGGTGTATTCATAAGCTTGTTTACCGTCTCGTACATATGGTTAACCAGCCCATAGTCTGACGGGAGCGCCGTCTTGTAGTTGTAGATGCGCTCGAGAGGCACAGCCAGGAGGTGCACAAAAGACATACCGGCGCGCTCCTCCTTGCCAGGGTACAGCTCGGTGAATGGCGAGGCCGCGTTGAGGTATAGGACAAACCGGTCGTCCCGGTACAAGTTCGGGAAGTTGTTGTCATTCATATGGGTGAAGACTGGGCCCTGGGGGTGCGCGTGGATAGTCTTGAAGGGCGGCGGCAGAGCCATACCCTTCATCAGAGTCCACGAAGGGTCCACATCCGCAAAGGGCTTCTGGGCACGGAAGAGAGCAGCCTGAGCCTCCATCTGTTTTGTTTTTGTCTTGGCTGCTGTCTTTGACTGCCTGAAGGGAACATCGCTACACACATTCTAGCCATTCAGTTCCGCCCATCACTGCAACCCTATTTGGGCTGAATACAGTCTTGACCAGGTCCTCTTTGTCCACCCGTGGGGTGATTTGCTCCAGTGGCCACTGGTACTCACCATCGTCCATGGCGTCCACGATTCCCTGCAGCTCGTAGATGAGTTTGGCCACAGTGTTAACCTGTGGAGAAAGGCTTTCGGACATCTCATAGGCGAAATCATGCGATTCGACCATCGACATCATTTTCAGGACTGGTTTGCGCCCGACACACTCGTAGATGCTTAGACCGTTCGGGTAAAACTCATGACCATGTTTCCATTCAGTCTCTGGAAACTTGGGGTGGGCATCCTTGATAAAGGTCTCAATCTCTCCCACCGTCTCAAAGAACCACTTCCGGTCGCAGCCGGGGCAGTCGTAGCGAGAGAACTTCAGCATGAACATCTTGTTTTGGTTTGAAACTCACTCCGTTCATGGTGCACTGCAGGGAACAACCCTTCTTTTGTTCAGGGCCATAGGCCCTGCTTCCTTTAATAAAGAAGGCTTCGCCTTCATAGAGGTTTTTTTTTCAGGGTCACAGGTAGAATGGAAGAGGATGAGTCACTGACACGTCAGGTGATGTCTATGGTTCTCGAGAACCAGGCGCTCTTCCCGTATCTGGTTGGGTGGGCCGCCTTTAACGTGGTCATCCTTATCCTACTGGTCTACATCGCCATAAGATTAACTCTTGGCCAAAAGTAAGATGCAAAAAATTATTTTGCGGCGCAACCCGAATAGGGTCCACAAGTTCAGGGCGGTGTTCCCAGACGGGAAGGTGGTTCTATTTGGGGCGCGCGGTTACTCAGACTACACCAAGCACAAAGACCCGAAGCGCAAGGCGCGCTATGTCACCAGGCACCGACGTCGCGAAAACTGGCGAGCGTCCGGGCGGTACACTGCTGGGTTTTGGTCACGGTGGCTTCTGTGGTCAGTCCCATCTCTCAGGGGAGCTGTGCACAGAACCGAACAGGCTCTTGGCGGGAAATATAAAATATTTATAAAATAATAATGAGCGGTACTTCAGTTCCTTTCGGTTCAATGATAATCCCTGTAGCGCTCTTCATGTTGAGTGGAGTTGCTCTTGCAAATACATGGGAATCTCGTAAAAGCAAGTTCAAGGCTTTCTTTATGTTTGTGCTGACCGTTGGTCTGTTCTATGGCGGTTATTATTTCATGACAACTGGCAAGACGGTCGGTAATCTCCGTAACAATGCCCAAGCCAGATATGCAAACTTTCAGGCTGCGCGCGCCGCCAAACTAGGACCCACGACAAATGTACCCCCACCAATGGGAGCGGCACCACCACCAATGGCTGCGCCAATGTAGTAAAAAATATCAGTACATATAAATGTTTGGGTTCGCGCCTAAAGGACAGGGCGCACCTAGAAAAATAAACGACCCTTTTGCTCGTATGCTGGGTAGTCCTAAAAAGATTATGGCGAATCTGGGTAACGCACCTGCGAGAAAAAGAACACCACCAAGAACCCCCGAGTGGAAGAAAGTGCAGAGAAAACGTAATGCCAATGCGGCTGCGGCAGCATCAGCGGCTGCTCGACGTGCTGCAAATTATAGACGTAACCGTGCGGCGTCCGCAGAGCGTAAGCGTGCCGCCGCGTCCGCCGAGCGCAAGCACAAGGGGTTTTCGGTTGCAGAGATTAGAAATATTACAGCAGAGCTTGCAAGAAAAGGTTACAAGCAGATTAAAGTTACAGACGGGCGAGGTCGTCAGTATGTCAGTGGCATGCGAGCTCGCTAAAAGTCGACCCTTAGGCAAACTGAGAGTCCGTGTGTGACAGTGCCTGTGACAGCTGTCTAAATGCATCGGGTGTCCGAGTCGCGTCGTAGTTTAGCGTGCGCCCCGGGGCAATCCCCAATGACTCCGCCTCACCAAAGGCGTCGTGATTGGCTCCCAGATACATGAAAACCCAACCATCCTTCTCCTTCTGCTCGACCAGGTCCTTGATGTGCACCTTGGTATACGTCTTTGACGCATTCTCGAGGCCGTCCGTCAGAATGATGACAGTCGGTGCCGTCTGACTCTTACACTCCTTGATGACCTGGCCCATCGCATCCAGAAGCGCCGTCGACCCACGCGGCACAAATGTCTGGCGCGTCAGGGGCTCCACCTCTGCAATGGGCTTGGCCGTGTAGAACACCTTGTACTCGTGGTCAAATTGCACAAGAGTCATGGTCCCGCCAAGCTCCTTCTGCGAATTGACAAAGCTGTTGTAACCGCCGATAGTGTCGTCCCAGCACGACTCCATAGAACCAGAACGGTCGAGGATGAAAATGCGCTCCATTGTTTGTGATATATATACCTAGGGTCTCCCCTTTAGATAACGAAAAAGACGAATATGAGCACAGCTGCCAAAAGTCCAAGAATAATTTTGAGAGGTTTTGATTTGTCCGCCTTTGATGCAAGTGCCGCCTTTGGATCGCCAGATTTCTGTGCCGCCGCCACTGCCGCTGCCGGTACACCTGCTGCGACCGCCACTTGCTCCTGATTGAGCTTCGCCTCTATGCCAGCCGCCACATCTTTCATGTTCGGGTCTTCTTTAGCCTTGTCTAATTCCTTCTGGGCAGCCTCTGCAGCCGTTTGAGAAGCAAGAACTATAGTAGCATCGTTTAGTTTCTTCTCTTCGGCCTCCTTGACCGCCGTAGCCTTTTTGAGATCCGCATCAGCCTTGTCAGCTTCTTCCTTGGCCTTTTTCCTCTCAGCCGGGTTCACCGCCTTTTCGAGTTTCTTTACAGCTTCAGTCTTTCTGGCTGCCGCAAAAACCTGGTCCTTTATGGCACCCTTGACTGCATTCTGACCCACCTTCATGGCGACACCAGCAGCACCACCAACTCCCGGGATAAATGCAGCGGCAACACCTGCCAGCTGACCAACATTCATCGCTATACACTTGGCATCGTTCGGCTTGCACTTGGCGAGCGCTTTGCCGGCAGTCACAGCCGTCTGGGCACCCGAAACCTTGTAGAGCGCTTGGCCAAACGTTTTGCCCATCTTTGCCGGATCACCGCTTGCAAGGTCGTTTGGGTTGACGCCTATAATAGCTTTGGTCGCCACAATGAGCCCCTTTTTCACCTTGCCACCACTGGCCGCATCTGACGCGTTAACCACAATGCCAGCTGCACTCACGGACAAGGCCATCTTCCCTACAGATGTTGCCAGACCAGTCATTCCTTTGGCTGCACACTTCATGTCACCCACCTTGCACTTCCCAAGCGCCTTGCCAGCTGACGCTATACCCTTTGCCGAATTCACCACACCCGACTTGATACCTTCGCCAGCTTTTTTAAAGGCTTGGGTTATAGCTTTTGGACTGACTGGTTTGACTTTTGGTAGTGAAATTTTTGGTAGTGGTTTTGGTTTTGGTATTGAAATTTTCTTTAGCTTAACCATTCCTAATAATATACAGGATAATAATAAATGGAGATATATTTCCTGAGCAGGCAACAGACTGCTGATTTCCTGGGGGCTGACGATGATGGGTTTATCCAGAGACTTACACGGTGTGACCTCAGGGCTAGGCGGTGCCTATCGCACGACGAGTACCGTCAGATGGCTGCTCTCAGTGCCGATGAGTTTACTCTGGATGAAAAAAATAATTTAAAATATTTTTGCAGAGAAGCGAACCGGTACTTTGTCGGCATGCCCAATGTTCCGTGGGTCTTCGCCAAGGCGCAATACGAGGGGGGTCTGCCACACACGCGCAGTGGTGTCATTTTTCTGGATGGTCTTTACGAGACAGAGACTCTGGTCCATGAGCGAGTCCATATTTACCAGAAAATGATGCCGAGTCTGTGCAGAGAGGCTTACAGAGGGTATGTACAAGTGTCCGGGCAGGATGAACTGTATCGTTCGAACCCGGACACTGATAGTAGGATGTGGCTAAAGGATGGAAAAGTGTGTGGAAAATTTTATAATTCAAAAAATCCTATGAGTATTCATGATTGTTCGCAGAGAGCACGGCACCCTCTAGAGGCACAGGCTTACAACTGGGAGCGACTGTGAACGAGATTCTTGGTTGCATTCTCGAGAGCACGTGTCGCCTTATTAATATTCGCGTTCGCCAATCTCTTCAACCTGTTATAGTTGTTTATAGGAATCCCAGATGCATTGGAGACCGCTCGCAGACTCCTCAATTGGTATTGTGCCTCAAGGACTCGGCGCAAATTATTCTGAGCCACCCGAAATGCATTTTCGGCGGCGCGCAATCCAGTGGTGTTTGAGCGTCCGCGAGAACCTTTGGGGAACATTACTTATTATAGATATTTATTTAGAACAGAGCCACACGGCCCATGCGCTTGCGGGTAGTTATACGCTTCTTGGCCGGCATCTTGTGGGGGCGAATCTTGGCTGGCACCGAGGACATGTTCTTGATGAGCGCACCCTGGTAGTAGCGAGCCTTGCGCTGGTACAGCTTCTTGTCACCGTTGCGAATCACGTAGCTGCCGCGGCTCGTCTTGAAGAAAACGCGACCACCCTTGTTGGCGTAGTTGGTGCTGGTCATAGCCTGGGTCTTGCGCTGGCGACGGGGGCCAATCTTGCGCGTGTACTTGCGCTTGGCAGCCTTGGGCGGGCTGGGGGTGGCTGGCTTCTTCACCTCACGGGTCACCTTCTTGCCCTTGACCACGCGGGTGTAGACCCAGCGGGTACCGGTCCAGCGCAGGCTGACGCGGTTGGTCTTGGTCAGCTCGTGACCGGTCGTGTTGTACAGAGTTCCTGATGGGACGGATGGCATTTTAATATTTCCTGATATTTTTTTCCAGGACCCTGATAGAAGTCCAGTACTTCTGATGGTCGGGCTCCAGGACAGGGTGCAAGCCCTCCTGAGCACACATAAACCTGAAGAATCTTTCTATGTTTTCGACCTCGGTCAGGTTAAACAGGCGTACAAAGAGTGGACGCGGGTATTCCCGACCATCCGTCCATTCTACGCAGTCAAATGTAACCCTAACAAGAGGGTACTCAAGACCCTTGCACGGCTCGGTGCGTCGTTCGACTGTGCAAGTCCAGTGGAGATTGAGACGGTTCTGAGTTTGGGTGTCACTCCGGACCGCATCATCTACGCAAACCCCTGTAAACATCCCGGGGCTATCAAGTACGCGGCGGAACGTGATGTCTGCATGACCACCTTCGACTCACTCTGCGAATTGGAGAAAGTGCATAAAATTGCTCCAGGTATGCAGCTCGTCATCCGGATCCGTGCAGACGACCCGACCGCACAGTGTGCACTCGGGAACAAGTACGGAGCAGAAGAAGATACCATCGAGGAACTCTGTAAGCGAGCCTGTGAGCTGGGCCTCAGTATTGTCGGCGTGTCGTTCCACGTCGGCAGTGGCGCCCGGGACACCTCTGCTCATGCTCGTGCCATAGAAAAATCTTTTGAAACTTTTCAGCTGGCCAAGGCCCATGGGCACACACCATGGCTGCTCGACATTGGGGGTGGGTTCACTTCTGATATTACAAATTTTTCAGAAAAAATAAACAAAAAACTTTTTGAATTATTCCCTGAGGTGACAGTGATTGCCGAGCCGGGTCGGTACATCGCCGAGAGAATAGGCACACTCGTGACACCGGTTATTGGTGTCAAGGGTGAGTCGCTGACCATAGATGAATCTCTGTATGGTGCGTTCAACTGTATTTTGTTCGACCATGCCAAGCCAGAACCTCTTGTGATATCTGAAAAAATAAAAAAAAATAAAATTCTTTTTGGGTGTACCTGTGACGGTATGGATACCATCTCGACCAGTATCCAACTGCCCGACATGGAGGTTGGTGACTGGATTATATGGCCGCGGATGGGTGCCTATACCCTAGCAGCCACGACAGCCTTCAACGGTATCCAGTTTAACAAAAGAAAAATTTATTATTTTTAGCGTGCGGCAGTGGCAGTACGACCCCCTCCTCGATTGTTGTTGTTGCGATTTCTTTTACGTCCAGACAAAACACGTGCAATTGTCCCGGCACCACGACTTCTATGGGTTCTTGCGCGACGCAGTGTAAATGCAGCTATTAAATGCTGTATAGTTTGATTAAGCTGGTTCGCTGCTCCTCCCTGCCCACCAGCGCGCAGAGCCTGTGAGAGTCTTCTAAGCATATTCACCTGCTGGTTAAATCTCATATTATTGAAATTAGGCATTAGTTAAAGTATATAGACAAAATAAAATTATAATGGCCCTCAATGTCAATAAGCTGACTGACAATGCGATTGTGCCCGAGCGCTCGGGCTGCGGATACGACATCTTTTCTGCCGATGCTTACCTCGTTCTACCTGGCCACAGGGTGGTTGTCTCTACAGGAGTCTCTGTGGAGCTCCCACCCGGAACCTATGGTCGCATTGAGTCTCGCGCTGGATTGGCCGTAAAGCACGGCATCACAGTGGGCGCGGCTGTCGTCGACCCTGACTACAAGGATGAGCTCAAAGTGGTGCTCTTCAACCACGACACGCGCAACCCATACGTCATCCGCCCAGGTTATCGCATTGCCCAGCTCATTGTCCAACCATTTGTTCAGTGAGTTAAAAGCAAAGACACAAAATAGATTAGGATGTTTGTTCCGCGTACTCTGACTCAGCGCGCATATGCCATTTGCCTGGACAACCCCCGGGTCCCTGTTGTCATCGGCACTGGCCCTGCCGGCACTGGTAAGACCCTGTTTGCGTGTCATGTAGGTGCACAGAAGCTTCGGGAGGGGGATGTTAAGCGCATCGTGATGACGCGACCGGCTGTCAGTGTTGACGAGCAGCACGGGTTTCTGCCCGGTACGCTCGAAAACAAGATGGACCCGTGGGTTCGCCCGATGGTTGACATCATGAGCAACTACTATTCACAGAAAAAGATTGACGAGATGTTGTACGAGCGCGTGATTGAGATTTGCCCACTGGCGTACATGCGCGGCCGTACCTTCGACCACGCGTGGATTATGGCTGACGAGATGCAGAACTCGACACCCAATCAGATGCGCATGGTACTGACACGCATCGGACAGGGGTCTAAGATGGTTGTGACGGGTGACGTTGAGCAGCACGACCGCGGCTTTGAACAGAATGGCCTCTGGGACTTGATTTCGCGTGTCGACCCTGACAACGAGCTCATCAACGTGATCCAGTTTGGCCCGTCTGATATTCAGCGCAACAAAGTTATCAAACAAATTCTAAAGTTGTATCAGTGACGACTGTTAAGCTTTTGCATGTTCTTCATGATTTGTCCAAACTGTATCGCCATTTTTTTCGCCGGTGTAAACGTAACAGGCTGACTCAGGTTTCTGAGCGCGGTCGTGGCAATAATCTCGTTTGTACCCTTGTTATTTAGTTTCGGAGGAACAAATGGCATTTAATATTAATTGGGAAAATATTCCCGTGGCTCCATAGCACAATCGGATAGTGCACCAGCCTTCTAAGAAAACGGAGAGTGTGTGAGCTGGAGGTTGCGGGTTCGACCCCCGCTGGAGTCGAGCTAAAGAAATAACGCAAAATAAAAGTAGATGACAATTTTCCAAGCGGTTGCATGGGATGGACAGGACAATGAAGACGAGCAATACCAGGTCAGAACTTTTGGCCGGTGTGCCGACGGCAGGTCCGTGTGCCTTACAACCGAATGGAATCCTTTTTTGTATGTAAAATTGCGCCCCAGTCACAGCTTCGAGGGTTTGCGCCGCGAGCTCGAGCGGCGTGTCGTGGCCATGACAGAGGTGCGCGCCAAGGACCTGTGGGGCTTTCAGAATAACCAGATGTCGCGCTTCGCCCGCCTTGAGTTTCGAACGCACAGGGCTATGCGCTCTATGTATTACTATCTCGAGCGCAATGACGTGGATGGGTATGGCAGGCTCAAAGTGTACGAGGCGAACATAGACCCTGTTCTGCGCTTCATGCACCTGACCCACATCGCGAGCACGGGCTGGCTGGATACTGGCAGGTGTGAGCCAGACTACTCGACCCGGTGCGACATCAACCTCAAGTGCCCTGACTGGAAACAGCTCCGACCAGTCGCCCGCGATGACGTGGCACCTTTCCGGGTCATGTCGCTCGATATCGAGTGTTACTCAGAGTCTGGCAACTTCCCGGACGCAAACAACGCCCCGGACTGTGTGTTTCAGATTGCCATGACGACCAAGGCGTTTGGCTCGCTCGAGTACACTGACAAGACGTGCCTCAAGTATCCGTGCGACTACCCGACCGAAAAGGCGTTACTGGTTGCGTTCCAGCAGCACCTGGTCAAGCTCGACCCTGACATCATCACCGGCTGGAACATCTTCGGGTTCGACCTCGAGTATTTACTCACTCGCGCTATGAAAGCGGGAGTCCCTCCGGATGCGCTGGTATGGGGCCGTGTCGAGGACGAGCCTGTAAATCTCGTGACTAAGAATCTGTCGAGCAGCGCGCTCGGCGACAACCTGCTCAAGATGGTGCCTATGAAAGGCCGGTATGTGTTCGACCTCTTCCAAGATGTGAAGCGTGAGCACAAGCTCGAGAGCTACAGCCTCAATAACGTCTCGAAACACTTTCTGAGTGACCAGAAGATTGACATGCCGGTCAAAGAGATGTTTGCGGCGTTCAGGGCTCGCGACCCCGAGCGGCTCGCACTGGTCGCCGAGTACTGTATCAAGGATACTGAGCTGCCGCACGCCCTGATGGAGAAACTGTGTCAGCTGCAGAACCAGATTGAGATGGCCAAGGCGTGCTGGGTGCCCTTGAGCTACCTGTCAGAGCGAGGCCAGCAAATCAAGGTGTTTTCGCAGATGGCGTACAAGGCTCGCGAGCTCAAATTTATGATTCCGACCATCAAGCCACCACCGGGTGACGACAGTAAGTATCAGGGCGCGACTGTCCTCGAGGCGCGTACCGGAGCTTACTACTCACCCATCACAGCGCTCGACTTTGCCTCTCTGTACCCGAGCATCATGTGCGCACATAACCTGTGCTACTCGACACTGGTGCTCAACCCCAAGTTTGACAACCTGCCCGGTGTTGAGTACGAGCAGATTGGGCCGTACAAGTTTGCTCAAAACGTGCCTTCGCTCTTGCCAGTCATCCTGAGCGACCTCAAGAAGTTTCGCAAAAAGGCGAAGAAGGACATGGCGGCAGCAGAGGGGACGCCTATGGAGGCCATCTACAACGGCAAGCAGCTCGCGTATAAGATTTCTATGAATTCAATCTACGGGTTTACAGGGGCACAGAAGGGTATGCTGCCACAGGAGGCTATTGCGAGCACGACAACCATGCGCGGCCGCCAGATGATTGAGGAGACGAAGAATTATGTCGAAGCAAACTTCCCGGGGGCCAAAGTGCGCTATGGAGATACAGGTAAGTTAATAAACTTTGTTTTGTGTTTTGTTTGAAAGATTACTAACTTTTTTTACAGATTCTGTGATGGTCGAGTTTGATGTACAGGGGCGGACGGGCCAGGAGGCTATCGACTATTCGTGGGAGATTGGGGAGCAGGCTGCCGAGCAGTGCTCTAAGCTATTCAAGGCGCCGAATGAGTTGGAATTGGAGAAGGTGTACTGCCCGTACTTTCTGTACAGCAAGAAGCGTTACGCGGCCAAGATGTACGAAAAGAAGGGGGATGCGGTCGTGTTCAAGAAGATTGATGTCAAGGGGTTGCAGGTGGTCCGGCGCGACACCTGTCCGTACGTGCGTGACACTCTAAAACATCTTCTGGATATGATTCTGAACTCGGACGACCCGCGCCCGCCCATCGAGTTTGCCCGGCAGGCTGGCAGGGACTTGCGGGAGGGCAAGGTGCCGAACGAAAAGCTGATGATGAGTAAGCAGCTTGGATCCAACTACAAGGTGAAGATGGCGCACGTGTGCGTCCGGGACAAGATTCGGAAGCGCGCGCCCGGTTCAGAGCCGCAGCAGGGCGACCGTGTATCGTTTCTGATTGTGCAGGGGATGAAGGGAGACCTGATGGCGGACAAGGCGGAGGACCCTGCATGGGTCGAGGAGAAGGGTCTCAAGGTGGACTATCAGTACTATTTCACGAATCAGATGCGCAAGCCAATTGCGGACCTGCTCGAGCCGTTGGTCGGTCGTGAGATTGATGTCTTCAGCGAACAGCCTCAGAAAAAATATAAAAAGTACACGATGGCGGATTTTTTTCAGAAGAAAGAGTAGATATGAGTACTCTCACCAGAAGGGCTCGAACACTTACATTTGCGTCGTTGAGCCAGAATCAGTATGCCAAGTATATAACTATGCTAGGTATGGGATACTCTAAAAATACGTCGTACAATCATCGGAACATAAATGTTACTCGCCTTATCCGTCTTCATGAAATGCTTATAAATGGAGTGAACCGTAATAATGCTCTGCGTCACGTGCTCACATCGTCTAGTCCGAGACACAGACGACGGGGTGAAGGGCCATCTGTGGTTCGTGCGCATGCTATGAATCAAGCTCGCCAACACCTAGTGGCGTCTCATCCAAGAAAAAGACGTACTTCTATTAAGTGATGCACTTAAAATTATAAACAAATATATTTTCAAGTAGAATGGAGCAGCGTGTCATTGCTGTCATCAATGAGGAGGTGGACCGAATCGTGAGCGAACGGCTCGGTCAGGTGCTCAAACACATTGCTGACAGGTATGATATTATGCTCGAGCGCCTCATGAAGGATGTCTCGGAGCTCGAGTTTACGACAGACCGTTGTATGGGTCTGAAAGGTAATGGTCAGCGATGCACGCGGTTTGCTCGCGTCTGTGGCTATTGCAACATGCACAAGGACCAAAAGCCAGTGCCGCGACCACCGCCAGCTGCTCCAGAGGTGGAGGTTCGGCACACGCACACGTTGCCGCCTCTGTTCCTGGCTGGCTGCCCGGCTTGCGAAAAGACAAAGGCGAATCGCATGGACATCTGACTAGTGACGTTTGGGAACAATCTTTTTAATAACACTTCTTCCTTGTCTTCTGACAGTAGAAGGACGGTTATTGTTGCTGTTGGCGCCGCTAGCTTCGTTATTAGTATTATACAGATACATATTTGAAGTAGGCGGAATAGTCCATGTACGATTATTCTGTTGTACAAGTCTACGCAGGGCACGCGTTGCGCTGTTTTGAGCGTTGTTATTAAGATTTATAGTATTTGGAGTAGAATTTCGATAGTTGTGTTTTACAGCCATGGCATGGTTGAATGCGTTCTGCTGATTAGAAAGATTCCACATATTTTTTTCTAAAATTTCCAAGAGTTCAGTAACGACCCTTCTTCTGTTGTATCCCTCCCCTGTTAATGTACGGGTACGTGTAAGCATCACTATTTTCTGCTCAGAAAAAAACTGCGTCAAAACTCAAAAATTTAAAGTGAGATAAACAGTAAGCGTGTAATAATGTCAATGAGCAAGTCGGACGTACTCCTCGAGTCGCTAGGGCGATTCTTCAGCGAACCAAATCACAGCGAGCAGCTCGCTGACATACTTGCACACAGGAATGGCATCTCTCTGCGTAACCTGGAGTGGTTTGTGACCAACTATGCCAAGAATAAGCAGGTGACGTATCAGACGCCAGCCGGTAAGCAGTTTACGGTACATGTAGCCTACAAGAGCAGTCTTGACGGCTACAGCAAGAAGTTGTTCGACCCGTTCTGTCGTACGGAGCGCATCGAGTTTCAGGGCTTTACGACCACTGTCGGTCAGCTCAATTTTATCAAGTGGTGTCTACAGAATGGCATCATCAATTACATCTTGAGCAATGCTGAGGTGGCCAAAAAGAGTATGACCAGCGTGCTCAAGACTGCCCACCAGTAGATGAAGTTGTCCCGCCAATCATTCTCGGTCGCACAGGTGCAGCCCGTCTTGTTTAGCTTAGGAATAAAGGTTAAAACAGCGTATATATTCACCAGCGCTGCGCCCAAAATAGCACCTGCCAGTGCCTTGTTCTTTATCTGCATCCCCGCTGCTGCGGCAATCATCAAACCGATTGCGGCAACAGAGTACCACTTCATGTAATCGCGCTGCCAGTAGTCAGTGCAGCCACACGCCTTTTCAATCTTGAGCACCCAGCTCAGTACAATCCCCTGAAACGCAAGGCCGACTATATTCAGCATTTCTTTTTTCAAACATTTTAATTTGGATGAGCTTGGTCGACAGGTAGATGGCGAGGTCCAGAGCCTCCTCGAGCGCCTCCTGTACCCAGTTGTGCCCATCGTCAGGTATCAGCCCGTGACCGTACGCCACCTTACCCTTCTCCATGCGGTCCATAATCATATCTACAATCTCACTGTTACAGTCTTCTGAAGACGAAGTCTTCACTCCTTCGGAGAAAGAGACCCCTTGGGTCACGAAGCAGTCCATCTAAAAAATAATTTATTTATTTTTTTATCTACGTGAGCTGACACTCGAGCTACGACGAGAGGGTGCGAAAAAACTCTCACTCAGTGCGTTCATTCTAGAATTAGGAGTTCGCGTACGGGAACGAGCAGCGACCGAGTTGGGGCTGGCCCTGCTTTTACGCGCGGGCGATGCTCGTTTCTTCTTGTTACGCACGGGGGGAGAAGAGGGTTTTCTCTTTGACACTCGCGACCCGGCACTGTTTGTCATTTATTATTATATAATATAATATTATAATGAGAACACCACCGCGTGTGAATCCAGACCAGTATTTTAGTGATGAGTTTTGGGAGGGAGTTAGACGTAAACCGCCTTCCCCCGTCCGGCCCAAGGCTAACACTCCTCGTACTCAATGGAGAAAAAGACAGCAGCGCAGTACAAATTCCAAAGCGAGAGGGGCATATTCCAGAGGTGGAGGAGGACCCCCACCGCGCACATCGCCTCGTCGGACGCCACAGCGCACATCGCCTCGCGCGCCAACACTTGAAAATTTCGGGCGTGCTCCACGGACCCGTCGCACTTTAAATAACTATAGCCGTGATTGGTTCGGTATGAATTTGCACGGCCAACCCCTGAATAGACGTTTGGCTCTTAAGGTGCATCCTAACAAACACGGAGGTAACAAGAGAGCCGAAGAACTTATGAAGCTGCTGTCTCAGCTCTTGGAGAATAAGAAGTGATGTTCCCAACAGTGGCAATGGAACGACTTTGAAATCAACCGACAAACACAATGACTCCTGAGCAGGCTGTATTGGTGATTCAGAATGCCTGGCGCGCCTTTGTCGATGACCGCCGATCTGAGGCGTACGCTGAGCACATGGCGGACCTCAATGCCACGTACTATGCCCAGTGCTACACCCGCACCTACGACGACTCGGAAGATGAGTGGTGATGTTCCCTGCAGTGGACTCGCAACGACAGCAAAATCAAAACACAAACAGCTATGGTCCGCACTCACTTCCGTGTGTTTGAGTACGACAACGGCAAGTCTGTCTTTCTCGGAAAATCCACCTGCATGGTCAAGGCTATCGAAATAGCCAAGAGCAAGAAGGCGATACGCAAGGTGGTCAAGTATGCGCGCGACCTTCCCAGTATAGGTGAGTCTATCTGGTGCACAACCCGTGGATTCATCGGAGATGCACTCGATGACGGTGAACACGCCTGTGCAATGGATATGATTGATGAAGACAACGAGTGATGTTCCCTGCAGTGGACTCGCTGCGCTAGCAGAGTCAAAACACAAACAAATGGAGGCGTGCTGGAAGAGCCTTCCGAACGCGCTGGTCGAGCGCATCTGCTTCCACCTTGACAGCGTTACCCGCCGCGACTTGGGCATGCAGCCCCGCCGTCTTCTAGAGCTGCCTAACCTACAGCTACACCGCGACAAGATTACGAGCTATGGCGATGGTATCTGGTTGAACCTGACGACACAGGGTGGTGAGAGAGTCCACCAGCTGATGTGGACGCTAGGCGCCTTCCCGGGTTTCTTCTACCAGCGCACAAACCGGATACAGTTTATGACAGTCCCGGGCACGGGTGTAGTCGTGTGGCGCGACACGGAGGTCCACCAGGATATGTTCACCGGCGTACAAGAAGAAGAATGAATAGAACAGCCACGAGTGTAACCCAAATCCAAGGATTTATATTAGATGTCGTCCATCGTCTGCGCGCGTCCTCATAGCTCACTCGTGGCTTGCCCAAATTTTTATTAACCATGTTGTGCACATCGACAGACCACGTGAAGTAATCCCCTGTGAGCGGATATTCTTCTATAATTTTTCTAAAATCGTTCGAGCATGTGGGGCAAGGTAACAGCACTGGGAAGAGCTGTACCAGTTCCGGGAATCCTGATGAGTTTGATAGGGCCGCAACGTGGAACATACCCCAGTAATAGGGGCCCCAGCTCTTTGGGTCCATCTACTGTAGGCTGAGAAAATAGGCAGGGGTTGAAGAAGGTGAGCGATGTTCCTTTCAGTAGGCCCAGGGCCGGCTTTAGGTTCAAACACAAACAGCCACCATGTTCAAGGATATCAAGAAGGGCATGGCTGAGTACAACCGCAACGTGCACGCTATCCAGAAGGCTGAGCCGGCCGCCCGGGCCCCTGTCTGCAAGCAGGCAGTACAGGTCCCAAAGGGAGAGCTCAAGCCGGTCGACCGCACCAGCGAGCTCTGGCAGTCGGTCTACCGCAACTCGGTGGCTACCGGGCACCCCTTCCCGGAGAAGATGGCTGACAGCTGCGTGCGCTCGCGGGAAAAGACCATGAAGATTGAGGCGGCCCGCCACACGACGGCTGTGTGCGACAAGCGGCCACCCTCCGACAACGCCAAGCCTGCCCTCGCCCCCTGCAAAAAGTGCAAGGCTTTCACGCTCGCAGGGAGTGTCTGCGGCCTTACTGCCACCTGCGGGGACTTTTGCAAGCGGCACGCACCCGCCGCCAAGTGAATGTGTAACTAGTCATCCTTTCTCGCACTCTCTCGTCCCAGCAAAAAATGTAATATACTTGTAATGGAGATGGATTGGAACTATGTCTGGATAGCTCTAGTCCTCAACGCTCTACTTATAGTTGTCCTTCCCAAGGTCTTTAAAAAGCCGACAGGCATCAAGCCGATAGATGATGTCATGTTGTTTTTGAATTCGCAGCAGTCATTCCTGGTCCAGTCGTCAGTTGTCCTTGCGCTCGTCATATATGGTAGCCACTACTGGCTGAACTCGGAGGGGACGGCAGACACCAGACCAGCCGTGAAGCCCTTTTCGGCCAAGTAGGGCGCCAGCCGATGCTCATAGGCGTGTTTCATAAACAGCATGAGCTCGTGCAGGTCAGGTTGTCCCCACGTCATCTCCTTGCGGAACAGAAAGTCATCCATGCCCACAGGGCAAGGTGTGCACCTGACTGTGTATGGCGTCCGCACGTACTCCTTCAGGCCCCCATAGTCCGTAATAATAACAGGCTTGTTGCGCAGGGCCGCCTCCACCGCCCCCATTCCGACACCCTCGGAGTGCGAGCAGTTGACATAGCAGTCGCCCACCTCGTGTACCGCCTCCATCTGTCCATTCGTAAGCATCTCGTTGATGACAGTCACGAATGGCGCCGGGGTATTAATGGGCGCTTTGCACGTCGCCTTGACCAGAATGCGCGCCGAACCAGGGGGAAACTCACACCTGACAAACGCCTCCATGAGCATCCGGAAGTTCTTGCGTGGGTCGAGCACGTTCCCGATTGTATAGAATGTAAAAGCGTCTGTATGAATCAGACCAAATATGGGCTCGCGTGGCAGTGGCTCCGGGTCGGCCCAGAGGTGCACCACCTTGAACGTCAGCTCTGGAAACTGTTTTTCAAAAACATTTTTACAAAATTCAGAAGGGGTGTAGAGCGTCTTGGACAAGGCACCAAGCTTGCCATAGTCCTCGTGGACCGTATCAGTCTCACAGATTGTCATGTACATCATCGAGTCGCACAACTTGGCGTAATGGGGACATACATCTATAAAAGGTTGAAGAGGCAGAACAAAAATGAATCCACGGTCGTAATGGGTCTTTTTGGGCGGGTCGCCAGCCACAACATACTCACCACCCATGAGACGCGCATACCGGGCAGTCACTTGGCCGATACCTGACAATGTCTGTGGGCCGACAAACAGCCAGTCAGTCATTATAAATTATTATATTTTCTTTTTTATATGGCGCATCTGAACATAGAAAAAGGTCACGTAGAGTTATTTCAGACCACCGACGGAAAATACCATGCTATATGGAAAGCAAATGAAAATAGATATCATTATACTCCGGGTTACGCAACACAGCAGCGGGCCATCACAAGTGTAATAAGACACAAAAATAATTTGGAATCTGGTACCAAATCACAGATTTTTGAATGGTTTAGAAATAACCCAGGTGTTCTAAGAGTTGAACTGCCGTCGCACACCCTGCACAATATGAGTGTACCTATGAATACCGCCCGTTCATTACTTAAATTAGGTACTCCTCGCTAGGAAACTGAGCAATGTTCCCTCCAGTGCCCCCCGAGCGGAGTGAGATTCAAAACAAAAACAAGATGCATTTCCACCCGTACGCCAAGTTTGCGCTCGCCATGGCTGCCGTGCACCTGGTCCAGTACATGTCAGAGTACTTTCACTACCAGCACTGCTCGCGCGGTATGTTCTGGTCCATGTTTACACGTGGCAGTCCTATGTGCACCACGCTGCGCGCCACGAGCGACCTCTTCGCTGGCGGTATCCAGAAGGTGCTAGCGGGCGGAGTCCTTGTCACCGTCAACCATTCGCTGAACAAGCTCCTCGAAGGTGACCTGAGGCACCCATCCGAGCTTCTGGCGAGCCCGTGAAGAGTCGCCGACCAACAGGTCCACCTCCGCCGGTCTGAAATAGTCCGGGTTCACCTTGATGATAGTATCACCTGTAATTGAATCCTTACCGGTTTCCTCTACACCTTGTCCTTCCCACGTCACCTTTCGTCCCATGTGCGCACAGGCCGTCTCGATAAACTCGCGGATGGAGTGCATCTCACCCGTAGCAATCACCAGGTCCTCCGGCTCTCTCTGCTGTAGCATCAGCCACATCGCCGCGACATAGTCAGCGGCATGTCCCCAGTCGCGCTTCGCATCCAGATTGCCAAGCTCGACCGGCGTTCCATTCTTCAGCCACTTGGCCAGACCGAGTGTAATCTTGCGCGTCACGAAATCGACCCCGCGCCGCTCCGACTCGTGGTTGAACAGAATGCCAGTGCACGCGTACATGCCGTACGACTCGCGGTAATTTTTGGTTACCCAGTACCCGAACAGCTTGGAGACGCCGTACGGGCTGCGTGGGTAGAAGGGCGTATCCTCATTCTGCGGGATGGTCTGCACCTTGCCAAACATCTCTGAGGTTCCTGCTTGGTAGAATCGGTAGCTGTTCGGCTGGTCCGTGTTCCGAATAGCCTCGAGTAGACGCAGCGTCCCAATCGCATCCACATTCGCTGTGTATTCAGGCTGGTCGAACGAAACCTTGACATGCGACTGCGCACCCAGGTTGTACACCTCTGTAATATCGTATTGCCACGCAAAAGACTTTATGATTGTGGCGAGCCGAGCAGTGTCAGTCAGGTCCCCTTCGACGAGGTGAAACTTGGGGTTGAACTTGATGTGCTCGAGGCGCTCGTGCTTCTTCTCTGAGCAGTACCGCGCCAGTCCGTACACGTCATAGTCCATTGTCAGTAAAAGCTCCGCGAGATATGAGCCATCCTGCCCAGTAACTCCAGTAATAAATGCAGCCTTCATTAATACGAATTAAGTTTATAACTTTAGCTGGACCATCTGCCAAAAAAAACTTTAAGATAAGTAGGAATCCATGAGCTTGGTCCATGTATTTGCGATGAGCTGTGCTGAGATTTACGGGAATACAAATCTTAAGCTGTTCACCCAGTCGAACCACCAAGGTCATCTCATGGGTGGTATACTTGGCTATATCGGTGTCGTCTTTTTTCTGATAAAGAGTCTGATGGGCGGCGGGCTCATGTACGTCTCCATCATGTGGGAGGCTATGATTACCATTCTTGGGTCGCTGGTCGCCTACTTTTACTTGAACGAAAGATTCGACCACTGGGTTCAATATTTTGGTATCGTCTTGGCATTGGTCGCCATGGCACTTGTCCATTATGGTGGAAAGTTAAAAAAATAATTTTTTTACGACCCACCGGGTCGCCTCCTTCGGATCCGGAGAAGAGAAGGCTTCGCCTTCGATGAAAGTTAAAAAAATAAAAAGAATAATTCACAATGGAAGAGATTCACCTGCTCCTTCGGGAGAACATCCTGCCACGTCTGGATAACATGGAGGCCCAACTGAAGGAGCTGCGCGAGGTGACGTGGCCATACGTACAGGCCAAGCGTGACCAGCTCGGTCTCGATACGAGGAGAGAGCAACAGAAGCTGTTGCGCTGGATTGACCTTGATGAGGTTCGCATGCTCCTGCGTCGTAAATTGTACTGGCTCCATATCTACGAAGAGGAGATGGTTGAAGAGGAGCTCCAACAGATTTTGGTTACTTAAAAATAAAAACCGATTTAATAACAGATGGCCTATAAATCCCTCGTACTTGATGTAGATGGGGTCCTTGTGCGCGACAAGCTTCTCTTGCAGCACGTCAAGGAAAACTGCGTCAATTACGTCCGGACCAAGCTGCCCGATGCCAAGAATCCGCGTGAGGTTAACCGCCTTCTATACATGACTAGCGGACACACGGCTCGTGGCCTTCATAGCAATTTTGGAATTGATACGAGCGATTTCAACGAAAAGGTTTACGACAAGAAACTTATCGAACACCTGTCGGAGGTTCTCTCCACTTTTGAATTTCAGGAAGAGGCCAAGTACATTCACGAGTGGGCCAATAATGGCTGGAAGGTGACACTCTTGTCGAATGCACCAATCATCTGGGCCGGTACGGTCGCTCGCGCAATCGGCGACGATATTTACATCCAGTGCTGCCCAGAGAATGTCATGGCGGGTCCGTTGAAGCCAGATGCGGCTGCGTACTCTAATTTTTCAAAAACTTATACAAATATTTTCGTCGACGATTCACTCAAGAACCTTGCGGCGACGCGTTCGATGCCCAACTGGCACCCGGTTTATTTTAGTGAAGAGACGGCCGACCAGGAATCGTGGTGTCCGACGATCGGGTCGCTCTGGGAACTCGGTCTGCTTCTGGACACGGTTGATAAATTTTCTTAAAGGAATAGAAGCATTTCCTTCTATGTTGGGTATCATCGAACGCGTGGCCCACTTTGCCGACATCGATACGAGGCGTGCTATGGGTTTCTTGCCACGTAAGTTGCAGCCAGCTCAATTTGATTTACCCGAAAGATTCTTCAGGTATGGTAATGTAAAAATTATATTCGACCGTGATATACGTTTGACTGTGTTCCATTACGAAAATGCTCATGCATTTTGCTGGTCATTTGGTTGTGGTGGTCCTACATGGGACCAAAGAGGCTATGTATTTAGAAGAAGTGGCAGAATAGAAATTTACGGAGTGGGTCAACAAAATTCACTACACCCAGACTTTAACGAGGATGGGACAATTAAGAACTGGCAGACAGTATAAAACAATGAAGGAACTTGTCGATGCGCTGGTTTTCACACACCAGACAGATACAACTCTTACGAATCTAATTGCGGGCGCCATGCAGGACTGTCAGTATTCGATATTTGCTGATGACATCCGCAAAAAGATTGCCATACTCATGAAGTACCATGCGCAGTACGGTAACCTGACCGTGGCACAGATTCGCACACTCGGGTCAGTTGCACCAGACGCACAGAGCTGATCCATACACGACACCCCTGAATGTCACGTCTTTTTCTTTCTTTTCATAATCCCCTCTCAAATGGCGCATAAAGTTGTAAGGAATTTCGTCCTCTGCGAAAAATACAAAATAAGACACATCAGCGATAAGACCATCGTTGATGTGTTTTTCTTCCCATCCAAACTCGCGGAGGTCATCATGAGTCATGTCATCTGCCATGACGAGCATCTTATTTAGTTAAGGATATGTCTAAAGTTTTAACTAGTAATGGAGCCCATCTTTGCAAAGTACGCTTCGACCGATGCTGGTTCGGGTGACGGTACCGATAAGGATACAAACCACAGCTACCTGCCAGTCTATGAGCAGACGCTAGCGCCTCTGCGTGACACGCCTCTGCGCATGCTCGAGATTGGTGTGATGACAGGTGCTTCGCTGCGCGCCTGGGACGAGTATTTCACACACCCTGACAAGCAGATTCACGGGGCTGATATCCACCCAGAGTGGCTCAAGTACGAAGTGAAGAATTACCACACGGTCGATGCGACTCAGCGCAAGGCTCTCGAGGAGCTTGGTGGTGAATGGGACGTTGTGATTGACGACGCATCACACCTTCCGACACACCAGCTGCAGACACTTGACATTTTTGGGCCTCTAATTCGCCCTGGTGGATACTATATCATCGAGGACATTGTCAGCCTCGAGGTGGCACAGGAACTCTTTGTGGTTGGCACTGAGCTCGGCTTTGACGTAACCTTGCACGACTTGCGCCCCATCAAGAATCGCTACGATGACATCATGCTTGTCATGAGAAAGAAGTTCTAAATATCAAACGAGTCGAAGAGCTCGTCGATCGGCGTCTTGTAAATGTGCGAGAGGCCGTCCGGTCCCATGACCTCTGTGTACCACTTGCCTTGCGGCCCGCATCGGTTCTTGTCGAGACGGACAGCCTTGGCGTAGTCGTGAAAAACCTTTCCCTTGTTCACAGCCACGATTGAGCGGCCGCACGTCTTGTCACCGTGGTTGTAGTACAAGCAAATCTTGCAGAGGGCAGAGAGGCTCATTTATTATTCAATAGTGGCGTACCTTTAACTCCATGGACTCCGGTCTATGGGTCCGGGCATCTTGCGCATGACGTGTTCGAGGTTCCTGATATCTTTGAAAAGATACCCTGGAGCCATAAATGGTGATGAAAGTGTATAAACCAATATGCACCCAACACGTTCGGTCACGTACTCGTCCTTCTTAAGAGGGGGTGCGTATGCGATGGTTCTCATCGTTCCATAAGTATAAGCGCCTATACAGTATTTTATGAAAAGTTGTTCCATCTAGTATTTAAAAGACCTGTATCTTTAAATATCTTCCGCCGCCGCTTCCATAACTGGCACAGCCACTGGAAGCGCCTCTACCGCGGCCGTCCCTAGACACGGCGCGACCACCTTTACTGCCCCGGCACACACCGCCGTCGCAACTACGCCCCCTGCAGCCACCTCTCCAATCTTCTTCCCCTCCTGTTTAGCAATCTTTGCTGGGTGTTTCATCATTTAAGTTTAAGAGAGATTTACTTTTTCCATGGAGCGCAGCTTGCACGCATAGTGAATCCTCTGATGATTCGACACGCGAGCTTTGAGAATTTCCGCGGAAGACTAAACACCTTTTTGTTGGAATTTCTGAAGCACTTTTTGTTTTTCGGACCCGCCTTCTGACAGCTCTTCATTACTTAATGCCTAGAAATTCCCTGCCAAGCTTGGAGCCGAGAAACATCGCTGATGCGGCGACGATAGAAATGACTGCGTGACGCGTATTCGTGCTGAGCATCCGCGCGTGAATAATGACCAATGTCAAAAATCCTATCCAGAAGAGCAAAGTGTAAAAGTCCATTTATATAAACTATTTATTATATTTTATGATTTCGTTTGTGAGCATAATTGCAAAAAAGTTTTTAGATATAAGGTCGAGACCGTTATACATTAAGTTCTTCTGGATGTTCGGTAACATATATGCCACACCATACAAGCCCCAGACCACAGCCACAATATTGAAAATACCATTTCCGGCTCCCCCCATTTCTTTGTAAATTACCCTGAATGTTGCCACGAAAGCAGCTGTACCGATAACCAAAGCAGCTTCGCGTGATATATAGCCAATCTCTCCCAAGTAGCCCGCCAGGAGCATGATTGCATTAAATATCACAATCCGTATCACCTGTGATTTATATTTACGAATAACGTCAACTATGCCACCTGGCGGCATTTCTCCTTTTTTGTAAATTAAATACGAAGTCAGACTGACGAGCATCAAGGGTGTCGTGATGGCCCAGTCGTAATATCGCGTGACCGCCATCGTCTCTATGGCGTGATTGCGGAGCAGGGTTGCATAGAATGTAAATTGTACAGCAGTCACAAGAATTTCGAGCCGAACAACATCTGATAGTAATTTCGGTTCGGTTATGTTTATAACCTGCGTAGTATACAGTCCTGATAAAGCCTGTGCAAGAATACTCAGGTTTACCGTTTGATGTACAATACTGTTCATTATATTGTACGCAATAAATTAATGGAGTGCCCTGTATGTGCACTTGACCCGACGAGTCATTCACTGAAACGACTTGAAAACTTGGAAGACGGGACTGTCGTGATGTATACGAAACCAGCCGACGCGACTCGATACTGGGATCGCGACGGTATCTTGTTCCATTACGACAACAGTCTTTCGCAAATCTCAGGTGACTGGATATGGATTTTTGATGCCGAAGGATTTTCTGCCAAACACATGTTTGAGATTGGTGTCGCCACCGGGTTGGCTCGTCTCATATCAACAAAATATTCGGAACGTCTTAGAAATATCATAATCGCAAACCCTACTCCTATTGTAGAACTCGTAGTAATAATTGTTAAACCTTTTTTGAATAAAAGAATGAAATCACTTCTTTCATAAACGCCTAAGAGTCCTCCTTCCGTTCCAAAAAATAATTATAAATTTCTTTTTCTAGACGGAGGCCACTGGCTGACAGGCACACACACTCTGTCGACGTGTCCAAGTCTTCGAACGGGTCAAAATTATTTTTAGTAATTATGTCCCAACGTTCCCGGTACTGTCTGTTCTCAAGAGAGCCGTGCCAGTGGTGCAGGATTGTACCGGGCACGAATGAAACCTTGAACCCCTTACAGAGCACTTGATACTCTTTAAGCATCGCCTTGTAGTTGGGGTGTATATTGCCTGGATAGCTCCAATCGACTCGGCCTATCCAAGCCATAGCCATGTGTCTGTCGGCCGATCCGAGGATTGCCCAGTCGACAAGTCCGCCCATCTTGTCCCATGTGCGGTGATTTACAGCCCAGCCGTACCCGGGGTGCCAGAAGCCGTACCGGTCGTTCTTGGTGAGGGTCGTGCCGCTCTTGGCGTGCATAAATCCAAAACTTTTATCAATTTTTATAGATTCGCCATCAGGGCCGAGGTTGACAGCCGTCTGGAACAGCTGGACCACGTCATTGGTCCGGAGCTCCCTGATAGTGTCCGCCACCCAATTTTTATTCAAAAAAGTAATGTCCGCATCGACCCATGCCACATTCTGCCATG